TAAACTATTAATATAATTTTGTAAGAAAGATAGTGTATCTTCTCCTTGGTCTACTATATTAACATCAGCAGTTGAATTGATATTATAACTATCTTCAATAACATTTACTTCGTTTGTGTGTATATCATTATGTAGTCTATCAATAAAGTCACCAAACTGGTTGACATCTGTTTTTTCTTCTACAATAACTTTGATAAAACAATCTTCATATTCACTTATATCCATATTACTATATGAATTTTTTTTATCATTGTATACTATCTTCTTAAACATATTGATAGGATTAGGAATTCTTGTTAGTTCTCTTGTATCTGTATCAAAGATATGAAAACCTTTAGGACATTGATAATCTGACCAAGTAATCTCGTATTGTGTACCTAGATAAAAGATAGTACCATTATCTGATTTTCTATGATAGTGACCAGAATATACTTTCTCAAATCTTTTAAACAAGTCCATTTCTAAACCGTGTTCTTGGAAGTGTCCTTTGTGCATTTCAAAACCTTTAACTTCAAGGTGACCCATACATATTTGTGCTTGACTTTCTGATATTGCTTTTAGACTTTCTTCTTCATTCTCTGGACATATCCAAGGTATGAATAGAATAGGCAAACCATCAAACTCAACCGTCTTTGGTTTCTCATATATAAATGGTTCGTTTACACCATCAAAGGTTGTAATTAGTTGTTGCATACTATTAATAGAGTTTGTGTTCTTATAGTATGTGTCGTGGTTACCTAGTATAATATGTGTATCAATCTTCATATCCCATAGTCTCTTCCAAAACTTATTTTGAAAGTTATGAGCAGTATTAAAGTTAATAAATTTTCTTCTGTCTACTACATCGCCTAAATGTATTAAGGTTGTAATGTTATTCTCTTCCAAGTATGGAAAAAATATCTCATCATAAAACCGGTTAAAATATTTAATAAATGCAGGACTATCACTTCTTGCACCAAAGTGAGTGTCATTCAACAATGCTATCTTCATAATTAAAAGTTCTCTAAATTTATCTTCGCTTTTCGGGTTCTCTTTAGTTTTGCACCTTTAGGTTTTGTTTCTATAGGTTCACTTGTTGGTTCTTGGCTTGGTAAGTTCTTTTGTAAGAATTCTGTAAATTGATTTTTAAAGTCTCTATCATCACCTGGTTGCAAAGTCATATCGTCATAGTTTGCATCCATAATAAGCTTATGTTTGATTGTTGTTTGTTTCTTTTCTTTCTGTATTCGTCTTACAAAGGCATAATAGATAATTTGTGTAAAGTATGCAAATGGATTGTTTGACTTCTCTGGATTAAAGTTACCTAGATATTGTAAACAATTCTCAATACCATCTGAAATCATATCGTCTCTAAAAGTATAATTGATAAAGTTAGGTCTATATGATAAGTGGTTTGCAATCTTTAAAAAACATTCTCCAATGTAATTAGTAACCGGAGGTTTCTTTCTGCCTCTTGCTTCTGCTTTATTACATTTGTCTTTATACTCTACCATTGCAGCTAGAAACTCTTTGTTATTAACATAGTGTTCCTTCTTCGCCGGTGTTCGTATGCGTTTCTTTTTTTCAGGCACTTCTGCCGTTTCAATTTTTTTATCTGTTTTAGTTTTCATTATGTTCTCACTATACTATATGTTGTTAAATAAGTCAAGCACCTAACACTTTTAATTTTATTGGCACAGGCGCTTGACATATATTGGATCCTATGTTATTATCAGCGTGTCGCTGGGTAGAGATAGAGTCTATAGAGTAGCGTCTAGTGAATTGTACTTTTCTTTTTAATGTCATTAAAGGCCTCAAATATTTCATCATACTCTTCCAATTCTTCTTCTCGCATTACTTCTCTATCCATAAGTCTTTCAGTTCTCGGATTGTCTTCTCGTCTCATAACCTTGTCGTGGTTTGTGTAGTCGCTAATAACTTGTGTATATGATTTAATCATTTCAGCACTTGCATTTGTAATAGTCAGTATCTTATCTTTAGGAATAGTAACCAATTGGTCATTTGTATAAGCTGCCCACTTCACAAGCGCTATGTAGTCTTTGATACCAAGATTAGTAATCTGTGGTACATATTTTATTTCTAATGGTTTGTCTAATGTCAGCAACGGATTTCGTTGTTGATTTGCTACCTGAGGTATATGGCAAACAATATCTGTGCCATTCATAATCTTTACGATTTTAATTTCTGGTTTAGTTTCGTTGTTTTTGTCCATACTACTCCTTTAACTCCACATTATGTATCTCGTAATCAAAGTTTTCTTCGTTGTATATATTTATTCTTTCTCTAAAGTGTTGTAATGTATAATTCTCTTTTTCTCCGTATGAAACATCATCTGATATATCATATAGTGTCGCATTAACTTTGTTATCACCTAGTCTTAAACCACGACCAATAGATTGTAAGTTTCTTATCCTAGACTTACTAGGACTAGAAAAAATAATATTATGTAAGTTTCGTATATTGATACCCGTTGAAAAGGTACCGTACGAAGCCACAATAATAGCGTTATCACTCTTTTCTGTAATTGCTCTAATGTTTTCTCTATCATCTGCTGATACTCCTCCATATACAAAAAATACTTTACGACCATCATCTACTTTCTTTTCAATTAGTTCTTGTAATACCTTACCGTGTTTTTCTACAAATTGAAATAACAATAGTGTATTACCTTGAAGACCATTTGTCAAGTTCGTAATGTATTTGTTTCTTGCTTTACTAGCACATAAGAAATCCATTTCTTCTTGGTAGTTCTTATCTTTTAAAAAGTCTTTACTATTCTTTCCGTGTTTAAGTATTAAACAATGTATTTTAAAGTCTGCTAGTTGTTTCTTCTCTATCAAGTCAGTTGTACTCGCAACTCTATTTACAGCCCCGAATAGACCCTCTAGCACTAGTTTATGTGTCTTTGAACCATCTAGTGTACCAGTCATACCTATTCTATATTTACAATTAGTCATCTTTGTCATTATACTTGTAAGGGACTGGGATTTAAATAAATGTGCTTCGTCACCAAGTATACAACCAAATTGTGCAAACCACTTTTTAGGTAGTTTATATATTGATTGCCAAGTAGATATTACTACTTTCTTTGTTGTGTCTTTGTCGTGTCCTTGATATATTCTATGTATGTGTTTAGTATTATAACCATAGTCAGCAAAGTCTTTATATAATTGTTCTACTAGTGATGTTGTAGGTACAATGATTAATACTTTGTTTGCTTTCTTTTCTTTAATTCTTAATAGTTGAAATCTCAATATAAGATATGCAATAAGTGATTTACCACTAGCAGTTGGAGATAGTAATAAACATCTATCTTCTTGTATTGCGTGATAGAAAGCATTGAATTGATAATCTCTAATAGTAATTTTAGGTATCTTTAATGCTTTACAAAATCTAGCACACTCTAACTTATCTAATGGTTTTGCTTTCTCTTTTATGTTAGATACAATTTTTATATTGTTATCTTCACAAAACTTTCTGATATATGGTAAGAGACCATAGTAAATCTCACCACTTGCATACTTAAAAAGTCTTATCTTTCCGTCCCAATATCTATTTCTATATTGAGGCATAAACTTATAACCAGGAACTTCAAATGTAAAAAACTCCGATAGTTCTCTACGAATATCGCTCTCGGCTTCTATTGAAAGATATACTTCGTCTTTCTTATCTAATATTAAATAACGATTTTCTACCATCTATTAAATAGCGCCAGAAGTAAACTTACGCCATTCAATAGCATCCTTGATTAGGAATCCACGATTTGATATTTGTTTGATTGTTTTATCCAGATAATCACATATAGTTTTTAAGTAATCTACTTTTTGTTTTATCTTTATGTAATCTTCATCTGCTTCAATGTACTTATCAACATCTTGCTTTAGAATTTTTAAATTGAATGGTTTAGTTTGATAAACTGCTGGGTCCGCTTTCCCTGTGTAATATTCCCACTTATGTAATTTTATAATCCTTAACTCACTTTCAGTTTTAGTAAGTAAAAGATTAAACTTATTGTAATGTTTCAAAAACTCATTATGTAGTTGTGGTGTTTTAAGAGCTTCAATATCAAGCTCAGTATCATTGATTTTTAATTTCTTATCTGAAAGTTCTTGTAATTCTTCTAATGTCATAATCTAGTATCTTCCTCTAGTTTTAAGTATAATTATATACTAAATCTAGTTATTTGTCAAGCTTCTATGAGGTATAAAGCGTAGAAGGTTTGCCGGGTTCAGCAAAAGAATAAGTCGTATATTTAAAGCTAACACTACTAGTTAAGTATTGAACATCACTTGCTTGTTGACTATAATTTACGCCGGTTAACGAAACAGGAAATATATCTTTAAATCTTACTTCTTTAATCGGATTATTCTTTGCACTTAATATTGTTAGTGTGGCGTCAGACAAAATACCTCCTTGAGGAGCAGCAGTTCCTTCTCTACCAGCATTTAGATTTTGACTATCTTTGCCTTGTGTAGGAAATCTATCTCTTCCAGAAGATAACAAATTAGCATAATCGCTATGGTCTTCAGGAAAACCTAGACCTCTTAACCAACCAAATATCTCTTCATAGTTCTCTAACTTTTCGTCTATCATAAATGTAAGTACTAAATCTCCAAAGTCAAGTTTAGTTCCAGGCAAAGGTATATCTCTCAATGGAGTTACCTGTGTTGCATTGGTCATTTGTAGGCTTGGGATATTAACTTCTGTACAAAAGTATTCTACCTTTGGAAGCTTTATGATATTAAACTTAAATTGCGTTGGTGACGCATAATCAAGTTGTGTTGGTTGTCGTGTTATTGCGTTTGTATTTGTCATAATACTATTTATAAGACCTAATAAACCCCTAGCAATCTGAATATACTGATATTATAATTTGGGCTAAAAAAAAGGCGACTTTAACATCGCCTTTTTTCGTAAGATTGTCTACTATACAATCACTATTTGCAATTACGCAAGGTTAGTGATTTGTACTTTTCTGTAGTATCTGTTAGCGTTTGCAGAACCTGAACCGTTAACAACAGCTGCATCGCCAGAACCTGCTTCAGCAAAAGGATTTGCTTGTAAGCCGTATCTAGTTTTGAAACCGATTTTCGGTTGGAAAGTGTCCTGACCAACTGCTCTAACCATTTGTAATGGCACATAAGGGCAGTAGAACATACCAGCGTCATAAGGTGAAGTACCTTTATAACCAACAACATAAAATTGTTTGCTTGCTTGGTTTGCACTATATGGATCAATGTACACTTTAAATCTGCCGTTTAATACTCCAGCAAAAGTGTTTCCTGTATCGTCAACAGATAAATTGTTGTTCAATGCAGGTGTATAGTCTAAAACACCAGCCATTTGTAATGCACTAGCAACATCAGAAGAACAGATAATAACATTACCTTTTCCTCTTCTTGTTCTTTGTGCGATAGCGTTAGCGTCTCTTTCTAGTTGGAACATAAGTCCTTTAAATCTTTCAACAGACCATCTACCGTTTGAGTCAGTATCTAAATCAAAGATACCAGCAGCAGTTGTGTCAGTTTGAGCACCTTTTTCTGAATTAACATAGATAGTTCTTACAACTTCTCTATTAATTTCAGCAAGGATTTCAGCAGAAAGAATATTCGCTAATTCAGACTCAGCGTCTAAACCGTGAATTGCTTTAAGGTCTTGTGCAAGTTCCATTGTGTACTCAGCTTTTAGAGCTCTTGACTTAGCAGTTACCGTTGACTTCTCAATTGAGAATGCCATTTCAGCAAAACTATTGTTCGCAGAGTCTCCTAATGCTTCTGCCGTAGCAGTAGACATTCCACCTTCAGCAGTATATGCTCCAGGTGACGAGTCGTTAAGTACAGCAGGATTTGTTTCTCCAGCAGATGATGTTCCAGCAGAACCGGGTACATTTGCTGTAGTTTTCGCAGCTGAGAATTGTGATTCAGCTTCGTCAAATAATGCTTCAGTTCCGTTTTGAGCCTTAAATCTGCTTCTCATTGCAAAGATAAGTCCAGTTGGACCAGACATTGGTTGAACGCCGGCAATATCGTAAGCGATAAGGTTCGGCATAGCTCTTCTAACTAAACTAATTAGGATTGGATCCCAGTTAGCGATAGATGAACCAGTAGCGTTAGTAGGCGCAGTTTCAGTCATAAACTGAGCGTCTTCTTTTAGTGCTTTCTCTTGGTTTTCAAGGATAACACTGGTAACAGCTCGTTTATAAGTATCCGTGATTTTTGGTAAATCAGGATGCTCTAATACTGGCTGCCACTTTTTTTGGTAGTTTTCAGATAAGTACATATCTTGTTCCTCTCTCCTATTATTATTTTATTAACTTGAACATTAAAGTTTCAAGTCTTTTGTTTTACTAATAGCGGTAGTATAAGCAGCCATTGCATTAGATAAATCTTGTGTAGAATCTACACCGCCATTATCAGCTACCGCATTATCTACTTCGCTGTCAGAATTAGCTTCTTTTTTAGCACCAAAATAACTTTCTTTGATAGTAGTTACCTTGTTTCTAAAATCTTCACCGTTTGAAAATTCAACTGCTTCAGTTAGTTTAGCAAATTTCTCTTTAGAGACATCTGTTAAATCCGAAGCAACATCAGCTAAAATGTCAGATTTTTCAAGTAAGTTAGTCTTACTATTCAATTCAACATTTTTCGCAATCTGTTCGTTAAGTTTATTTTCTAACGATTCGATTTTTGAAGCTTGGTCTTCTAACACATCATATTTTTCATCAGGTACATCTATATAGTGGTCTTCAAAAAGTTTTTTCAGACCAGAAATAAAGTCCTCAGCAATTTCGCCCTTGATACCTTTTTCAATAGCAAGTTCGTTTTCTTTCATCCACTCGTTGACAACATAGTTCAAATAATTGTCTACCTTCTCAACTAGTTCAGATTTAGCTTTAGAGCTTTCTTCTTCAAATTTCTTATTATAGTCTACTTCCATTTCTTCAGCAATTTCTTTTACTTTACTAGTAATTGCAGCTTCAAAAATAGTAGCAGCCTTTGTTTTAAATTCTTCGGACAAGTCTGATTCACCAGAGGTCAAAGCGTCAATGTGTTCTTTTACATCAATGTCTTTAGCTTTCTGGTCAGTAGATTCCTCAGATTTTTCAGCAGATTTAGCGTCTTTAGTTTCAGCTTCAGATTCTTTTTTCATCTTATAGCCTTCTTCTTTTGACTCTTTATCTTTCTTTTTATCTAGGAATTTTTTCAGACCGTCAGGCATTTCTCCCTCGGAAATCTTCTCGCCTTCAGAATCAGTTTCTTCCTTCTTTACAGAAGGCATTGGATCCGCACTACCAGAATTTTTCTGTTGAGCGTCACCTGAAACTTCTTTAACTTTTTTAGTTGCGTCTGGATTACTATCTGTAGGTTTTACTACAGCAGCACCTAAATCTTCAGCACTATTAGATAGTGGTGAAGTTTCAGCAGCTACAGCGTTCTTTTTAGGAGCGTCTGGAGCCGTCATTTCTACAACCTGTTTTTCTGTCTCGGCCATATTGAAGTTCTCCTTATTTCTTTTAAAAAAAATAATTATTTTCTTGTTTTGTTATAAGATATTTATAATATTACAATCCTTTAAGGAACTTACTAAATACCTCTGCTTTTGCTTCGGCAAGTTTTAGTCTTTTTGCTTCCTTAATGTATTGTTTATACTCTTCAATATCTCTTTCTTTTATTACACCATTGTCCCAAATCCATTCTTTTCCTTCCATAATGCCTTCTACGAAAGCGTCAGGAGCAGATGGGTCTGCCACAATGTCAGCTGCAGTTGCAAGGTAAAAGTCGTTTCCAACTCTTGCTTCACCACCACGACTTCTCTCTAATGAACCCATACCACGAGAAGAAACGCCTAACTTAGCGCCTTCATCAATAAGATTTTTTACAATCTTACCGTATGGAGTGTCCATTATCTTTGCTTCACCGATAAAGTTGTTACCGTCTGGATAGAGTTTAGTAATCATATGACTTACTCTTTCCAAGTTAACCGTTGGTCCATCAGGATGTCCTAACTCACCAAACGCTCTTTTCTGTTCCACAAATTCTCTATTGTATCTACTAACTTCATTAGCTAGTGTTTGCTTAGGATAGACTCTGCCATTTCTGTTTTTGATTTCAGATTGCAAAAATACACCACGAATTTTGTAATTCGTTTTACCTTTAACTTCTTCGGTAATGTACTCTACATTTTCCAAAGTTTCTGTAATTAATTTCATAATAGTTTATCTCTCTCTTTCCTAATATTTATAATAATTCTTATCTAAATTCAACAACAATCGTATAATTATCGTTCAATGCAAAGTCTTTAGTACTTAAATAGACATAACCATTAGGGTTTGTCGCATTGTTTACTATGTCATTTCCAGCATCCCTAAAGTCTAAATACCCTTGTCCTGATAATAATAATGATGTTGTATTTTCAGTAGCGCCTCCCCAAGCAATCTCTACTGCTGATTTTCTGTTTGCAGTATTGATAGAATACCACACTTTCGCAATCTCTTTAGTACCATCTGCTGTCATAAAGTTAGAAGTTGTTGGATTAGCAATCACGGTGTTTGTTTCACCTGTGCCGTCAGAATAGTTAGTTTGTTTTACAACATACTTAACACCTGCTGTATCCGATACTATCTGTTGTGTTACCAAATCTGCCATTTTATTTTGTCTCCGTTTCTTTCTGTACTTCTACAGCCATATTAAATTTTGAAACATTAGCGTCTGTCGTAATCTCTAAAGTTGTTGCCGTATTTAATTCTTGTTCAATTACTTTACGAGCTTCACCTTCTTTTAATCCCCAATTACCAAACCCTGTTAAACTTAAAGATTGGTCTCCGAGTTTAAGAGTCGCTGTGCCTGTTCCTCTAATCTCATAATATACATTCGCTAAAGATACAGATTGACCAGCAGAATATAATGTTCCACTTTCGTTGTCCGCACCACTAGCCGTAATAATAGCTTTAGTGGTATCGTCTACCTTTGAGACAATACTTAATGCCATTTAATTACTCCGAAAAATATGTTGTCAATGCAGTCTCTACATCGCTATCGCCGGCAGCAACTTCTGTGATTTTAGTTTCAATAATGTCAACTAAATCTTGTGGTTGCTTCCAATCAATTGCGTCAAGGCCACTTACTAAAGTTTCTACACTAGTTTTCATCGCTGGCGATAGAGCGTTATATCTATCGTTTTTGATGTAACCAGATGTATGTCCTACAATACTTGATACCGTTAATGCCATTTTTATTCTCCTGTGTTACCAGGTGTTGCCTGGTTAAATGCTTGTTGTACTTCGTCTTGTGTAGCACTTTGTCCAATAGGTGTAGCAACATCAGGTTTTGCGTCTGAATGACCTTCAGCAGCATTTGTAGTATCAACTACATCTGTTGTCTGTCCAGTCATAACATCAGCCGCACTTTGAAATAGAGAAGAAGCGTAATCTTTTCTACTTGTATCTAATGCGTCTCCGACTTTATCTCTTAAAGCGTCTTTAAAAGCTTCACCGGCTTCTGCGTTGTTGCCTTTTGCTAATTGGTCTACAAAAGTATCTACTTTACTTATTTCATTGTCTGCCATTTTATTTTCTCCTTATTATATTACATAATGTCATTGTCGTCAGGTACACTAGTTTGTGGAGCTGCGATAAGACCATCATCAATTTCTTTTCTAATTTGACTATCAATTTGTTCAATTTCTCTTTCAGATTGTTTTAAAATACTTTGTCGTACAAATTTTACACTAAAGTATTTACCAACATAATCTCTCACATCATTTGCTAATGCTATTCTTTCTCTTAATAGTTCAGCGTCTTTTAGTTCCGAGAAATGACCATCAGCAAGAAAATCATATTTAATTTTTTCACTTATTGATTGCCAATCTTCTTCATTTATAACTGCTTTTAAAACTAATTGAGTTCTAAGCAAGTCATTAAATAAATCTGTAAATTTCTTTCTTAATCTATGTACAAACTTTGTAAATTTAAGTTCGTCTCTAGTAATTTCAGTTGTTCTACCTAAATTGAAACCTTGACTTCCTTCTAATCTACTTACTGGTACATTTAAACTTCTGTATAATTTTTTCTGGAAGTATTCAATATCAGATACTTCACCTAGGTTTTGTCCACCAGGTAATGTAGTAATATCAGTTCCTCTTCCACCTTCTCTACTAGGTAACCAAAAGTCTTCAAGCATAGACATATAGTTTCTATCGTCTCTAATCTCTCCTGTACTTGCGTCATAGACAAGTTTGTTTCTGTATCTTGCCATAACATCACGGAGATATTGTTCTGCTTTTACTTTAGGTAAATTACCTACATCAATTTTAAATATTCTTCTTTCAGGTGCTCTTGCAATTCTGTAAATAACAACAGCGTCTTCAATCATTCTTAATTGATTGACAGGTTTAATTGCCTTGTGCATATAACCCATAACCATATTTTTGTTCAAGTCTACTAATCCACTTGGACAAAATGAGATAGCGTCTGTGGCAATCTTAATACCACCACTTGCCATACCAGGTCCTGCAACACCTTTTTCATTGTATAAAAAATATTCGTTGTAGTCGTGTACCACTTGTATGTTTGCCATAGCAACTGGACGACCTTTTTTAATCTCTCGTATTTTTTTAATTTTACGAGGATCAATATATCTTAATTCTGTTATACCTTTTACAGGTGATTCTCTATCAATAACTTTATGATAGTAAATTCTTCCATCAACATACCATCTTCTGAATATGTCGTGTCCTTTTGTACTAAAGTTCATTAACCTTAGTATTTCTTTAAATTCATCTTCAACCTTACGCTTAACTTTATCGCTAAAGTCCGTGTCAGATAAATCTACTCGCACCGGGTCTCTATCTATCTCGTTTGCTACTATAGCCTCGTTGACAATATCTTCAACAGCCATATCACATTCAGGATGGATTGAAATCTCTCTATACCTTCTTATTAAGTCTTGCTCTGTCTTGGCATTACCTTCCATATCAAGGTATTGTCCAAAGTAACCTCCGGCAGCGACGGTTTGTGTACCGTCATCTGCCTTAGGTTGAGTAAAACTTTGCTTCGGGTCTGGAGTATCTTTAACTCTAGTAATTTGAAAACCGAAAAGTTCCGCCATTATAATTTCCTCACAAGTTTACTTTTTATTATATATTTATTCAACTATTAAGTAGTCGTTCTTGCTTCAAAGAAAAGGTATCTAAACGATACTTCAAATGTTTCAACTGCTTCTGTTGGTTCCATATTCAAATCAATAGCACCGATTGAAGTTGGAAAACAACTTCTTAAAGTGTATGATTTAATAGTAGAGCCATTTCTGTCTAAATGGTCAATAAAAGCGTCTACTTGATAATCTACTGGATTAACTAATCCTTCGTTATCAGACATATTATTGATTCCATTTTGCCATCTTTCAAAAGCGTCTCTTAATTTAAAGTTTGTGTCGTTAAGTACCGTAATCGTCCAAGGTTCAAAGTTTCTATCAGCCGCCAAATATACAGGTCTTCCACGGAAGTTAACCGTAGTAGTTCCAATATTCATTGCCGGGATTGTAGTTGTTTGACATAAGAACGCCAATTCTTCTGTTTCTCCACCAACTTGTGCATAACCAGGGAAAGGCATTGTTACCTTAAATTGGTTTGCTCTAGCGCCGCCGCCAGCAAGTTTAGTTTTGAAGTCATTAATGTTTGCCATTTTTTATTTCTCCTCTTTACTAACCTGCGACTTCTGAAAAAGCCACGCCAGTTCTTGTTGCGACAAAAGATAATGTGATAAAGTTGATACTTCTTGCTGGTTTAATGTAAATCTCAGCAATAAATTCGTTTCTATCCACTACTTCGCCTGTGTTATTAGTTTCATCACATACTACTAAAAAGTCTGTGATACCTCGTCTACCTTGTACTTCTCTTAAAAAAGGTTCTACTAGGTTTCTAAAGTTAGCTCTTGTAAACTCATCATTGAATTCAAAGAGTTGGAATTTAGAAGCTGTAGCAATCGCCTTCTCTAAAACGATAAACAATCTTCGTACATTTATTCTATCAAATGCAGATGGTGTTGTTAGTCCAGTCTTATCACCAAACAAGATAATACCTTGACCAGGGAAAGAAACAACTGGGTTGATTCTCGCTCTGTAAAGTTCGTCTCGTTGAGTTTTGTTTGGACTATAAGCAAGTTTAACTGCCCCTCTAATAATACCTCTGTTTAATCCAGCAGGACTAAACCAAGCGTCATTAGTTAAATCAGTTCTTGCTGACAAACCAGCCATATCTCCGTTTAATGGTACATATCTATATACATCAGAATATCTGTCATACATATATTTGTAACCACTATCAAAGATTACATAACTAGATGATTGTACAGCATTGAAAAATGCAAGTACATTTTTAGTTTGAGTTATAGCAGAAGCAATATTAACTACATCACTTCTTTGTGGACTAGCAAATACTATACAATCTTTTCTTGTTTCAGCGATTGTAATTAAATCACCAATCAAGTTCAGACTTGCGTTACCAGCCATAATCAATCCTACATCAACGGTTTCACTATCTTGGAATAATTCAAATGCAGACTTTCTAGCACCGTCAGTTACCGTTCCATCAACACCGTTTCCGAATGTTAATGCAATAGGTCCTGAAACAGCAGTGAAAGAAGTTGTCTTTACTGAACCCCAATTAGTTCCGTTTCCGTTATGGTCTCCCCAATAGATAAAAGATGATTTTTTGTAAATAACTTCTGGGTAGAAATTATTAGAACCACCACTATCTTTTGCGTCTTTAGCTTTTGATACTTTTTCGTATACTTCTAGTACTTCGCCTTTAGTTCCTGATATAGAACCATCAGCGTCGGTTACAACAATGTGTAATTCATCATCACTACCACCAGCAGCTAATACATCTGGAGATGTTCCAGGTGCACCATTTACTGAATCGTAATGTGACCATCTTCTTCTAACATTAGCGCCGTCTATGACAACTCTTGTTAGACCACCAGCACCAACTCTTTTCTTAATTGTAATGTCGTTAGAATTTACGGCTGTTACCTCGTATTCAATTCCGTCATCATAATCGTTAGTAGCGGCTGTTGTTGAAAATGCAAGTATGTCACCAACACTAATGTTAGTTCCACTTGTCATTGTTATAGTTGTGTCGCCAACTGATACAGCACTATCGTTAACGGTTGTTACCGCTTCTTGCTCATATGCAGTTGCAGAAGGACATACAGAAACAGATAATCCATTTCCATAAGCGCCTGCTGTTCTAGCAACAAACTCCCTACCAGAAATACCTGTGTAAGCACCATCTGCTAAGTATGTTGAGTTGTAATGGTCAGTATTTTTGACCAGTACTGCTGAACCACTATTGGTTACAGCGTTTAAAATTCCAGTGTTTTCAGTTCGTACAACTTTCAGAGCATTGGAATACTGAAGGAAAGATGAAGCAGTAAAATACTCTTCAAAGTTGCTTGCAGTAGGTTTCCCAAAGATACTAACTAATTCTTGTTCAGAAGAGATAAGCGTTATCTCTCCAACTGGACCTCTTGTAGAATTGAAAGCAAAAGCTCCAATACTAGTAGAAACAGCAGGAATTATGTTAGTTAAATCCTTTTCTTGTACGAGAACACCTGGTGATACTTGAAATGCCATTAGGTTTTCTCCTCTATTTTATTGTTTGTATTTTTATAAAAATACATAATGTTTTCCTTTGTCAAAATTCGTATTATTCATACGCCCATATTCAAATTTCTCAATCGTTTATATTTATCAAATAGGGGATCTTCATTAACTACCTTTGCGTACCACGGGATGCCATACCTGGCCATATTCATCTGAAAATGGTTGTTCTTCTGGTGTATCAACACCATTATCAACAAACCCAAACGGCGCCATATCTTGTTCTATTAACTTCTCTTGTTCTTTATACATTTCTGCTCTGATATTTCTATCAGTCATTTCTTTGAAATACCTTTGATTTGCAACCCAACCTAATATAGTTAGACAAGTCATATAGTCATCATTACAGCCTTCTTCAGCTTGCCAACTTTGATTTTTTCTTGTAAAGGTAGACATTTCTCCAATAATATTAAAGTCATTAATAATTATTTTATCAGACTCTATAATCGCTTTGATGTTAGCAGTACCCATTTTCTTAATCTGTTTAGTCATTCGTACACCTAATTGTGAACCTCTTTGACTGAACATTGCACCAAGTATTTGTCCTGCTCTACCTTTTTGTGTAGTCATTAGTATATTATCATATTCTAATTCATAATGTAAACCATCTGAAATCTGAGCGCCAATATCATTGACTTCTACAAGTATATGTGCTTTGTTATATTGAGTACAAACTTTCGCAATCATTTCAGGAAACAATATAGGTTTAATTTCATTGTCTCTAAATGTTGCAACAACTTTATATGGTAAATCGGTTACATCAAATATAATAAACGCTGAGAAATCTTTTAGTGTACCTCTGGCAACATCAACCGTACATAAGTAAGTATGGCCTTTTATAGGTTCTTCAAAGATACTCAATCGTCCATTTGTTTTAAGTGGTGTCTTATACGGTGTCGCTTTGATTTTAGCAGGACTGATAAGTGTATCAATACTTCCTAAAAACTCACACTCAAACTCACTAGCAAATTGAGACTCACTAGTGTTTCTTATTGTTTCTTCTCTCCACTTTTCGTCTCTACCTGGTACTTCTCTCCAAGATACTTCAATAGGTATGTAATCGTTTTGTCCTGCTTCAGCGTCAACCCATAGTTTATAAAATTGATTCATTCCGTGAGGAGTTGAAACAATAATAACTTTAGTTGACTTACCAGAAGTAATCGTAGGATAAACGGAACTAAAAAATTGTTCAGCAATAGTTGTTGGTACGAAAGCAAACTCGTCAAGGAAGATAATGTTATATGAACCTCCTCGGACAGCACTTGAAGATGTTGCGGCCGCTACTACTTTACTTCCATTCTCTAATTCTATATTACCTTTGTTCCAGTTTAACACACCTTGTTGTAACCATTTTGGTAAATTCTCATATGCAAGTTGTAGTCTTCCTAATATATCTCTTGCAGTAGAAGATTTGTTAGCAAGAATTGCTATATTACAATTAGGATTAAACAACGCATAGTGTAATAGATATGATATAGTTGTTGTAGACTTACCTGATTGTCTAGGTAGTTTACAAATCGTAAATCTATTTTCGTGTATTGTATTTACAATTTTTTCTTGGAAAGGATACATATCAAAAGGCACTAGTCCTTCGTCAAGTGAAACAATTTGTACATACTTCTTCATAAAGTATATAGGATTGTTTTCACATTTCTTAAACTCTTTAATCTCGTCCGAAGTAAACTCTTGTGGTGTGTTTACTTTTTTTAGATTAGGGTTACCTAGATATGCGTCAGACATAACTTAATCTTTTCCTTCAATTGGTGTATCTTTAAAAGGATCGTTTGCTGTGTCTCTATTATTCTCATCAAACTTTTTATCTTTTAAATGTTTTTGTAGTTCAGCAGTTGAACCTACAAACAAAGCATTCTTAATGTTATTAGTTGTCTTATTAGGTACATCTTTTAGTTTAGATAATTTACTTTGTAAGTCTTGTAATTTATCAACGGTGTCGGCTACATTTTTAATTAATGCACCTGCGACTTCGTATGCTCTCGGGTGTTGCCCTTCTTTTGCAACATCTAAAATGCCTTGTATTGCGTCTTGTCCTCGTTCAATTAAATTATAGTAATTCTCTCTACTATATTTGTAATCGTTTTCTATATCATCTTTCTTTGGGTCTTCAACTCTAGGTACAGGTACAGACTTCTCTTGCAACATTAATTCTGCTACAGGAGTACTCTCTTCTTTGATACCTAAAATATCATTTACTTTGTCTTCTAGTTTACCCATTATTTACAATCCTAAAGTTTGTATTTAAAACTATTCTATTATTATATGCACTTGGATTACTACTTGCGTGAAATCTCCAACCATTAAAAATTACACAACGATTTGCTTTTGGTTCAACTCTCTTTGCAATAGTTAATTTTTCTGGTTTCTTATCTTTATTAAAAAACTCATTGAACAATACGGTATCACCATCTGTATCTTGTGGATAATAAATGCAAACAAGATGTTCTTCTTGTTCGTCATCAATGTGTGCCACATTGTACTGACCATCTTTGAAATCAGGATGTGGAAACATTAAATTAAATTTTGCTCTTAACAATTCTACTTTATCAAAGTCTTTAGTTAACAGACCTGCTTTACCAACCATTTCAGATAATGAATGTTTTATCGGTTCAATAGCAGGATTTTGTGGACCTTTTTGAGGTTGATTATGTAAATAGACTCTGTGTACCATTTGTGTAGATGTAAATGTATTCTCATCACTCATAATACCTTTATTGTCCATTTGATTAGGTAGAATATCCATAGATAGGATATATGCCAATCTTGTAATGTTTTGTTGAAAGCTGTTATTTACAACTTCTGGTAAAACATTGTCTAATACTAGTATATCTTCTTTGTTCATTTTTGCCTCTCATTATGTATCACTTCCACTTGTTGGATCATATTTCTTTCCATCATTGAAGAATGATATGTTTGTTGTAAATCCAAAATCATCACCAGGTTTTGCTGAAGATGGATTTGGTGTTATCACTATTCTTTCTTCTCTTGCTTTATCTATTGTATCTGTACCAAGGTCTGTTTGTACTCTTTTAACAACACCTTGATTTGTAGATGGTCCATATAGATAAGTTTTTGCAGTAAAGTTAATCGTATAAATTACTGCTCTTCTTGTATTAAAGTCTCCGTCATAATTATCTTCGTATGCAATGTTGCCTATAACAATAGGTACATCACGCTTAATATTTAAGTCTGGTATCATATTTATAGTCACCGTATAATCAGGTTGAAAATACGGAACTATCTGTTCCATAATCTGTAATCCGTTTTCTGCTGTTGCAGTAAAGATAAACAAAGAATAATTTATGTTATACGGAACAGGTGTATAATTAAACTTCATATTGTTTTGTTGAAAAGAAGTAGAACCATCATCTGTTTGTGTTCTAGTTTTTGTCAACTTATTTAATTTTCTACTAGGGTCATATTGTAGACCAGATATTTCAAAACCCATACGAGGTAGAATAGTTGAAAATTGTGTATCTTGCAAGTCAGGTTGTTGTGTTAATCTTGTAATAAACTTTTCTTTAGGTGCATATGCAAGAGGCACCGTAAATCGTTTTACAACTGAACCATTTGCGTCTTTTGTTTGTACAACAATCTTATTAAAAATCTGACCAAATGCAATAGTCAATTTTCTTAATCCTTCGTTATAAAAATGTGTTCCGAACATTACTTAACATCTCCAAATGGGTTACTTTCTGTAAAGTCTAATATGTCATCTGAAACCGTTGCAGTATCAAAACCTGCTTCAGTATCTAAATCTAAATTATCAGCGTAAACAGATTTTGTTTGTATACTTGTAGCGGCGTCTCCGTCTGTAGTAATATCATCAAATTCTTCTTGTATTACATATTGAGGATTACCATTTGCGTCACCTTGTTCTAATTGTAAGAAACCAGAATAAGAAGACTGATTTAGTGTACCATCTTCAAGTCTAAATTGATATTGTAAACTTGTATCTAATGATAGTCTATCATCTGCTGAATCTATATCACCAATTCCTGTATTAAACTCTTCACTTGAATATTCAAAAGTTTTACATCTTAATTTGTAAACAGGTAAAGAACCTAATTGAAAGAAAGGCTCTTGGTCTTCAACAAATGAAACTTCAAAAAACTTGTTCATTAAAGGATAGTAAATTACATCACCTTCGTTAGGTCTACCGTCTACTACCAAGTTTGCAGTATCATCAACTTGTTCTTGGAATCTTCTTTTTGCAATTACAAAAGTTGTATCGTCTCTTACTTCTAAACCAAACTTACTAATTATTTCTTGTTCGCCTTGGAATCCTTCTACCGTTTCAAAGTACATTTCAACTAGATACGACTCGTCAAACCTAGACGCAGAGTCTTCGCCTAGAATTAAATCTCTATTGACAAGAGTTCTTGGTAAATAGTAAACAGCGTGACCATAGATTTTTAAATTTTCAACGATTAAATCTTCTATTAATCTTTTCTCATTTTGACTACCTATGCCATCGCCGCCTTGAAAGTAATGATTAACGGCCATTTTATTTTTATCCTATTAACATTGCTGGGTTTAATTCAAACGAGCTTCTAATTTCTGTTTCTAATTTTTCTACATCTTGTAGTGCTTCAGAATAGATTTGTTGTCCGTTTAATGTAACCCCACCAATCATTGCTACTCCATTAAATTTAGAGAGGTTGGCACCCCATTGTTTTTTAACTAATGCAGTTGTGTATCTCTTTAACCAAATGTCATCATATACATCTGTATAAGTGTCTGGGTCTAGTTTTCTGTATGCGTCAATAACTAGATACTCACCAACTGCTAAGTCGCTTCCCCAATCCATATCAATGTGTAATTTATTGTCGTGTTGATTAAACCTTAATGGTTTTTCACCAACTAGTATATGGTCTAGGAAATCTAATTGTCTCATTACAATATCATAGTTGATAACACTTGTAGATGAGAAATCGTAAAGGTCATTTAATCTTAATTGATACCTAACATCAAATAGATTCATACTACCTTTGTTTGAAAAAGGAAAGATGTTTTGTACTCCTACAATTGAATCAGGAACAACGATATAACCGTTTCCTGTTTTCCAAGTTGTGGTTACAGAATTTTTTGTAGCACCTTCAGAAGTATCTGTATTAATTCTATTGTAATCTGCCTGTGTGTATTGATATTTTAAATATACTCTTTTGATACCGTCATAGTGATATTGTTGATAATATTGTATTGCTTCGTCAACTCTATCATCTACTTGGTCGTCATCAACATTAATTTCAATAACAGGATGTCCCAATGCTCTCTTTGCATATGAGATAAGTGTCTGTCTAGTGTTAGGTATTGCCATAGTTTTATTCCTTTATCTTTAGCAATATTTATAATTTTCCGTGAGGGTCGCTATCCCAATTCGTCTCTTTATCGTCTTTTTTATCAAAATACCAACATACTAATGCCAATAATACCCCTATACCTAACAAACTTTGTATAGTTGTGTCGTATCTTAACATAAACCATAAGATTTCTAAACCATTTGCACCATCAACTATTAACCAATCAAGTTCTTCTTTTATGTTCATTTAGTTCTACCACATCTTCGCATAGCAGATTTAACTTTAACTACCATATCAAATATCATTGTATCTGTATGAAATGGTGTAGGTGTAAATCTTAATCTTTCAGTACCAACAGCAACCGTAGGATAATTAATAGGTTGTACATAGATACCATCTTTATAAAGTAATTCATCTGAAACTGCTTTACATTTTTTAGCGTCACCTATAATTACTGGTACAATATGACTATCGTTTTGTAATACTTCTATACCTTGTCTTGTTAATTCTTCTTTTGTTTTTTGTGCTCGTTCTTGTAGTTTTTCTCTTAATTCAGGATGGTCTTTAACATACTTAATACTTGTTAATGCACCAGCACATAGTACAGGCGATAAACTAGTTGTAAATATAAACGCACTTGCCATACTTCTAATTGCGTCTATAAACTCTCTCTTTCCACAAATGTAACCTCCCTGTACACCGTAGGCCTTAGCTAATGTTCCATTGATAATATCAACATCAACTTTATCTCGTTCACAAATACCAGCACCGTTAGGTCCGTATAAACCAACTCCGTGTACTTCATCAATATAAGATATAGCTTTATACTTTTTACATAAATCAGCAATCTCTTTTACAGGTGCAATATCTCCGTCCATACTATACACACTTTCAAATACTACACATTTAGGACCAGGGTTAGACATTAAGATACTTTCTAAATCATCTAAATCATTATGTTTAAATATTTCTTTTTTACATTTACTATGTCTTAATCCTTGTATGATAGAAGAGTGATTTTCGGCGTCAGAAATAAACAACAAGTCAGGCATAATCTTGCCCATTGTTTCTAAAGTTGTTTGATTAGCATTGTATGCTGAAGTGAATAATAACGCACTTTCTTTGCCGTGTAATTGAGTTAATTCGTGTTCTAAAGCAATGTGATAGTGAGTTGTGCCGGAGATGTTTCTCGTCCCTCCAGCGCCCGCTCCGCTCGTCTCCAGTGCTGTTTTCATACTATCTAACACATAGGAATGCTGTCCCATACCTAGATAATCATTTGAACACCAGTTAACTATTTTTTTGATTGAGTATTTTGAATACCAGATTGCGTTAGGATAACTACCTCTGGTTCGTAGGATATCATTGAATACACGGTATCTACCGTCATCTTTTAATTCTGTTATTACTTGTTTAAACTTGTCTAAATGTTCCATTATTCCACATAAGGAAATAAAGCGTCTGTACAAAATTCTTTTACATCATCTTCAGGTAAACCTAAACTTAACATTACTCTTGGTGTATGTGGATTTTCTCTTTGATGTTTTGCGTATCTGTTTTGTGCGTCTTTGATTTCCTGTAAGTCTCCTACTTCTTTGTTTCTTCTTAATAATGTAAAATATACTTGTAAGTTTGATTGTGCCATACTTAACGCTTGTGTTAATTCTTTTTCAGTATTAATATTACCAGCCGCAATCATACCTGGACTAAAAATTTTCATTGCCCAATCAGGTAATGGTCTTGCTTTTGATGGTGTATAATTCTTTGATTCTTTTACAAACCAATCTACCATTGAATGGTCTCTTTTTGCAAGAGGAGAAAAGTCGTGGAAGAAACCTGTAACCTTTTTTGCACCTGCGATTACATCTAATCCAAATATAGGTGCTTCACTTGTTAGATTAGGAAACACGCAACAATGAAACATAAACAAACCTTTTTCGTCTCTAGCGTCAACTACATCTAAATGACATCTTCTTGCTTCAGGTGTTTTCCATACTCTATTAACCCAACCTTCTTCAGGTCTATTAAACTTTTTCATTGCAGGTTCAAATATCTCTTCACCTTCTCTTTCAAAATTTGCAATAATACTATGAGTGTGTTGCTCAAGCATTTCCCATATTCTACTTCTTCGTTCCATCACCAAACCTCTTTTCATTGTTATTAATAAATGTCATCATTTCTTTAAATAGTTCCGTTGCAAAACTAAAACAAACTCTTGCTTCATATACAACATTATTTACATTTTCTGTAAGTGTACTTGCGTCTGAATACTTTTGAAAACTATCTATCTTTAATCTTAATGCGTCTTTTATTTCTTGTACGCTTTTATATTTTTGTACACCATCATCAACTTTCTTAAAATTGAAATCATAATAATAATTACGACTTGGTGTCTTTCTTTTAATCATTTGACCACCTGATAAATCACCCATATGTCTTACATAGATATGTGCAGCTATTTTTTCAGGATTATCCATTAAATTTTTATTTACATATTCAACATATTTTTTTGTACTTTCACATAACCAAGGTTTATGTTTCCAAGTCCATAGTTCATTAAAATCTTTTAAGATTTCAGGTGCTCTTCTTAATTGTGGCATATCATCAAAGAAACCGTCTGCCATTGCGACTGCTTCTAATATGTTATATGCTTGATGTTGATTGTAAAGATAAACAGCGTAAACTTCTTCTAATATCTTTCCAGACATTAATACTTTTACAAAGTGTTGTCTTTCTGCTTCTTTATGATGTTCCCAAGTTAACTCTTTTAATGTTTTCATCTTTTAGGGGCTTCTTCAAATGTTTTTTCAGTCTCTTTTTTCTTTTGTTCAAGTTGATGTAAGTCTTCTTTTACAAAACTTTGATAATCTTCTGGCACATCATCTAAATTCATTTCACCTATAAAAATTTGATTTGCCATTAATTCTGCTCTTACTTTTTGGTCTTCTGCTTCGTCTCTACTACCACCAGACATATCATTTAAACCTGATTTGTCTTCACCAATTTCTTTAGCAGCAACTTTGAATAAAGAAATTCTAGGTAAGACTTCTTCTAAATGTTCGTTGTGTGCTTCTAAATCACCAGACATACCAATTTTAAAGTCCCAATTTAGTTTTATAATGTTAAGCATTTCGTCTGGTCTACGATTGTATGCTTCTGTAAATTTTTCTGTAAGTCTATCTTTGAGAATTGAAGTACCTTGATTGGTCATTATCTCACTATGAGAGGCATATAGGTGTGCGAGTAATAAATCTTTATCTTCTTTAACATCTATAATAGAAGTACACCAACTTTGCGTTGCATACATTACAGATGGTTCTACCCAAGGTTTTGTTATATCATTAGCGTCATAAGGCCATTCTGCTTTCCACGCTTCTTTTAGATTTTCTTTAATACAAATCTCTTCAATACCATCAAGTACACCTGCGTCTTTGCAATGTCCTTCTATTTGACATACATAGACCCATTGATTGTACAAGTAAGTACCAACAGCTTCTTTGTGTTTAAGTTTCTTGTTTAGATAGTCGTTAATGAACGGTTGTGATTCAAACTTTTTACGAGCCTGTTCAACAAATTCTTCTATTGCTTTCATATTCACCTCAATTGTTTAATGTAAAAGACCGTGAAGTCTTAATGTATAATTATTTATATTAGTCTCTAGGACCCAAATGGAAGAAGTAAGAAACTTGGTTTGAGTTTGCACCTTCTGAATAGTAGTCATAGTTCATAGTTACCGAAGCACCACCATCATAACCAGTCCAGTATACTTGACCTCTTTGGTTAACAGCTCTTGGTATATTTGAAGAACCAGTTCCTGAATAGAATAAGTCTGTCCATCTATGTCCACCACCTGGTTGAAATACGATTTTCTTTCTTGTTCTAAACATTTCATTGTCTTCCATACCTTGACCGGTATCGTTTCTACCACCGTTGGTAAATTGGTCATTAAAGTTAGTGTCACCACCCATACCTTGCTCGTTGTTTGAATATGGAGCACCACCCCAAATCAATCCTTCGTCATCAAGTATCATTGGGAAAGAGTACATATAAGAACCATCAGCTCTACTCATACCTACATCACATACATTAACTGCCCATTTAGGACCTTTCATATGTATGAAACTTCCTGGGTGACCACCTGAAGCATACCAGTATCCATTACTTTCAACTGATTGTCCACGACCACCGTATGTACCATAGTTACCATCGTGTACCCATAGCATACCAGTAGTTTTCTGTCTGATATATAACCATTTGTTTTCATCTCCACCACACCAGAAGAAGTCAATGTCTCCATTTAAGAAGTGACCTTCTCTTCTGAACGAACCAATATGGTGCGTATCTGTGTAACCAGGTGAGCCGATTGGCCAAGCACCTGAAGTTGTGTAACCTGTAAACCACATATAGCCTTCGCCGTCTAATATGTGAGTACAAGAGTGTCCACCGTTTGAGTGAGTTGTCTTGTACATTTTAATTCCACCGTATCTGTTCCAGTTGACACCAACTCTTGTTGGGTGTGTGTAGTAGTAAGTGCCATTTCTGTTTCCTACTCCTAATTCACCGTGTTGGTTATGTCCCCAAGCCCATAGTTGACCGTGTTCGTCTAATGCGTGGAACCACGCCTCTTCTGAACCTGAAGTCCACATATCAATGATTTGTCTTCCATCAAAGTATGATTGAGGTAATCTAACTGGTCTGGTAACATTGGCACTATAGAAAGCAGTACCTGTTGGTCCACCAGAAGTGTCTGTTGAATTGTTTATTGATGGATTACCTAGTCCTAATTGACCGTTGTTATTGTAACCCCAAACCCATACTGAACCGTCATCACCTAATGCGAAACAAGATGATGTTCCAGCGTCGTGTCCGGCGTCGGACATACCGACTTTAACCATTTTAGTTTGATTGAATGTTTTGCCTATAGTGTTTCCTTGCCAATCTTGTGTATCATTAGCAGTAACCCTTACACTATAATTTCTATCTGAAGTTTCTGAATTTCCTAAACCGTAGTTTCCATTTTCACCAGCGGCGTAAACTTCACCATTGTTCATTAACCAGAAAGTTCTATTTTGATTTTTTCTAACTTGTATTACTCTTGGTGCTTTTCCATCAGGTGTAGTCATTCTACCTGTAGCATTAATATTCCAAGATTGGTTGTCTGTAGAAGCCATCCAATCAGTAAATGTAAATCCTGTAGAAAAGTGTTTTCCAGGTTCGTCATTTCCAGCAACACCGTCACCTAATCCAGATGAACCAGTTCCTTCAGAAGAACCTACCCACATATCAGAACCATCTGAGCATAGTGTACAAGTTCTATATGTTTGGTCAGCACTATCTTGTGTGTCAACACCCATATTATATTTCCAACCTAACGGAGCTCGGTTGTTAAATGAAATAACTTCGTTTCTTGTACTCCACTTGTTTTCGTTAATGTAAACAAGTGCCCAATATTTTGATGGTCTACCATCGTGTTCTTCTACCCAAGTATTACAATATCTTGTTTTTTTCAAACAAAGATAAATCTTATCGGCAACTTTACACATTTCACCTCTTTCATATTGTCTCCAATACTGCCAAGTTTCAATGTTGTCGTTACCTGCAAGCAATAGCGTCCAGTATCTATTGTTGTCGGGTCTATATGACCGTCTAACAACCGTAGGCTGATATTGGCCATAAGAGTTCGTATTGACCATAGATTCACTTGAAATAGTAAAGTTATCAGGTGTCTCTTCTGTACATCTGTATGACTTACCTCTCCAGTAAACTATATCATTCTTATAATACTTCTCTTTATCTTTCCAGTTTCCTTTCCAGGATACTTTAAAGTTTTGTATATCTAGTGCCATTTGCTATTACCTTCTTTTTATTTAATTTGTCTTTAGAATCCTAAGTTTGATAGGAATGAAGCTTTAGCAGCTTTGTGAGTTGCGATTGCAGTTTTAGTTCCTGCAGTATCATCAGCCACATCAGCTAATAAGTCAATCATTGATTTACCATTCATAAATTCGTTATCTAAATTTCCCAAGCCTTGTGCAACATAGTTTGAAGCAGCTTGTAAACTTGCTTTTTCATCAGCGTCGGTTACAACAGCTACACCGTATACAGAATCATTTGCACCATCAGTTGTGATAGTAGTATTACCATCATCAATTGAGAAATAAGTTTTTCCACTTAATTCTCCTAAACTGATTGGCGTATCTCCTGTAGGAGCAGTATAGTCGTCACCTTGACCGATTCCAGCAGTCATTGAATAAATTACTTTTGCCATTTTGTTTTTTCTCCGTTTTCTTTATTTGTTATACTTCTATTTATATTATCTACCAATACCAGCATTCCACATTTGTGAACGACCCGTTGATGAGTAAGTTGCACTAGCGTGGTGTCCTAGGTTATTGTTGTTTGAGTAACCCCAAAGCAAGACTTGTCCATCTTCTGTTCCAACCATTGGTTGTAATCCGTAATAGTTAGTTGATTGGTCAATACCTTGAATACACATAGTTCTAATTCTAGTTCCTGCAGGTACAAAAGCGTGGAAAGGTTTGTATGTTCCATCTTCACCGTTCCAGTTATCTCCAGCAACACTATTTGGCATAGAACCGTATACATCACGGCCTTGACTAAAGAATTCACCATTATCTGTTAACCAATAACTTCTACCTTGGTCTGAATATGTATTACATATACAAACTTCTTTTAGGTTAGTTATCTTATCTACTTGTACAGGTGCCTGGTTTGTTCCAGTTCCACCATCACCAGAGTTGTAGTATCCACCACTATGTCCAGCAGTCCAAGTTTCACCATTTTTCAATCTCATAAATGTTGTATGATATCCATTCCAGTACATTGTCCAGAAGTCTGCTATATCTCCATTAGGAGAAGCAGTTGATTGAGTTAATTGTGTTCTATTAGATGTTGAGTTATCAACAAAGTTACCATAACCATTGTAACCTGTTGCCCATATAAATCCGTTTCCGTCTAATATGTAGAAAGCAGAATTAGATGAGTGAGCGTCACCTTGCCATACAGCGATACCACCATTGTCAGCAGCATTAAATCCAGTCATTAATACTGGTCTGTATTTGTCAGTCGTTGTTGTATCTCCTAATTGGCCGATGTTGTTTCTTCCCCAACCGTAAATGTTGTCTTGTGATGTTCTAGCATAGAATGAAGTACTATCTCCACCAGTTGCTAAAATATCAATAATTTTTTCGTCATTAAAGAATTCTCTTGGTATTCTCTTAGGACCGTATGCGTTATCTGTTCTACCGTCTCCGACTTCACCGTAACCATTGTAACCCCAAGTGTATACATCTCCATCATCTGTTAATCCGCAAGGAGTATGTGTTGAATCTTCGTTCATTAATTTCATTGCGATTTTGATAAAGTGTACATCTTCTAATCCGTCAGGTGACATTGCAGAACCAGGAGCACCATCATAACCAGTACCTTGTTGACCGTGTGAACCGTAACCACCGTGGAATACTTGTCCATTGTCAAACAAAATCATTGTTCCGTCGTAAGACATTTCAATTTGAATAGCTCTAGGTGTTCTCATTCTGTCATAACGAGTCCACTTACTACTTCTTCTTTCGTTGTAACCGCCTTCGTTTCTGTTTTCAGAATTGTAGAAATCTCTCCATCTAAAGGTTACTTCTCTAAAGTATGAAGAAGAACGGTCTTGTTCCATATTGTGTCCAGAAGTACCGTGTCCGATTGTCCATACAGAACCATTTTTATCAATGTACATATGACATCTGTAGATGTTAGCACCACTAGAATGACCGTGTTTATATGGCCACGCAATAGGTCCTTTGTTCGGGAACCAAACACCAGCACCTTGTTCTTGGTTGTTCATTCCAGCCCAAGATTCCCAGCAGTTGTGGTACGATTGAATATGTGCAGGATAATTCTTACCTGTCTCATTGTTTTGTTCGTGTTCACTTCTTCCAGTTAATCTTCCAGAAGTAACCGTTGATTTAGTCATCAATGGCGACCTTGTAGGTTCTTGGAATCCGTGTTGAGGTGGTCTTCCTCTATTGTCTCTTAAACATCTGTATAAACCAGTACCGTGTTTGTAAAATTTCTCACCAGTAGAAAGTCTTTTAAATGGTTTGTATGAAACAATATCATTATAGTTATATTGTGTATTAGGACTAAACTCTCCTCTAAATCTCATAGAAGATTGTACTTTGTCCCAATGTCTGTAACCTCTCCAAGACTTTTCAATGTCCCAACCGAATGTGTTATACATTCCAGAAGTTTGTCTAGCAGTCGTGTTAGGTTCTATACAGAATGGATATATTTTTGTACTTTCAGCGTCTGATTGTGTTGCTTGATAAGGAATAGTTATCTCAACATATCTTCCTGCCATATGTTCAAAAGTATATTTGTTTCCACCTTTAACTTTACCATTAGGCATAGTTCTAGGATAGTTTCTATCTTTTGTATTATTATCATTGAAAAATGTTTCAATGTAAGTGTTTTCGTCAACTTGTATGTTGTTTAAGTAATATTTAACAACACCGTTTTTGTTGTAACCTTGCCACTTTTTAATATTTCCAGGAGCGTATGTTTTTCCAAGATTTGTTGAAACATCAAATGTTTCAGCAGCTTGACCCATACCAGAATGAGCATTACAATATAAGTAAAGTTTTGCTGTTCCGTTTCTTAATTTAATTTCTGTGTATGCACCTCTGTTTCCAGGAGTACCTACATATTTAACACCAGCAGTAAGTTCAGCACCACCACCGTGTGTTCCGTCAGAAGTTGTAGATAGTTTTAATAAATGTCCAGCATTTGTACTATCAGATTGGTCAAACTTATAAGTTTTTCCTTCTTCTAACATAATTGAAGTTGCAGTTGGTAAAACACCATCAATGTAGTATTTGTTTCCTGAACCAGGATTAGCAACTGAAACTTGCATTGTTCTTTCAACATTTGCTGTTGGGTCTGTAAGTTTCGGCATATACAAGTCTACTAAATTTTCGTTTGAAGTAGGACTTGAACCTAGAGCAGTAGTTGTTCCAGTACCTGCATTTGTAATTGCTTGATAAGCACCTGCGATACCACCAACCGTTGCAGTTGAAGCTTCGCCAACTAATTGATAAACAGGTTTACCATTTACTAGTAATATCTTTCTTCCGGCACTATCGTTTGCAGTTGTTGTATCGTCTCTTTGTTGAGTGATTACAGCAGAAACATTAGAACCAACTTTTAATGCACCTTGAACATACACATATGAGTGTGAGCTTCCAGTGATTGAATGATATTCAGTTGAGTCACCTGTGTTAATATAAATTGTTTTTCTTGCGTGTGCAGAAACACCACCTGATGTTTGTCCTGCCCAAGCATTTGATACTTGTAAGTATGTGTTATTACTAGCGTCTGTTAATACAGATACAACGGTATCTTTTAATTGAGTTCCGTCTGTATGTAAATGTCCTTGTAATGATGGACTTGCTTCTGTTTCCCAACCAGGTACATCACCTTGGTCAAAAGAAAGTTTATGAGCAGCACCAGCACCACCTCTTCTTGTATCTTCAGCAATTGCAGCCGCTTCAGTTTTGTACATAGGTGAAAAGAATCCACTATCACCATTTGAAGCAGTACCTTTAACATAGTAAGGTCCATCAGGATCTTGTCCTAATGACTTACCAGTATCGCCGGCATTGTGTATACCGTCAGAAGTATAAGAGAAACCTAATGGATAATATTTGTTATTAGGTTTGTCTTGTGAAAATCTGTATGTGTGTCCTTCTTTAAAGTTTTCCCAGTTTCTATAACCTTCAAATTGTCTACCTTTAGTATCGTTACCTACTCGGTTATCAATTTTGAAATCTGGAACACCACCTGATACATTAACCTCTACACTAAAAGTATTGTGTACAGGCATATAGTGGTATTTAAAGTAATTTTGTTCGTAATGATTATATGTGTCTAATTGGTCATAGTCATCTTCGCATTGAGCAAACATTGCGTCATACTCACCCATTAAGTTTTGTTGATGGCGAACAACCGTTCCTAATGATGAATCAATATAATCGTGTCTAATTTCATTTGCACCGTCTTCGTTAGAGCCGTAAGTAGAGTTTTTTGTGATAGGATTACCGTCTTGGTCAGTTCTACTTGTTTCGCCTCTTCTTTCATTTTCAGTCCAATATTGTGTATGATTAAAAGTGCTATCTACACCATTGAAGTTCGGGTCATTTGACCAGAAGTCACCAGTATAGTCTTTTGGATTATATCCAAATATTTTTGTACCAGGAGCATACGCAGAAGAACCATCAGCAAAGTATTCTTGTTTCATAATCCACATTGCGTTATTATGATAAACAATATCGTCTCGTCTGTATTGTTGGTCCTTATTGAATTCTCCTTGGAATTGTAATTTAATTCTTCCGAGATTAATTTTTGCCATTTTTATTTTCCTATCTTAATTGTTCTTTATATTTATACTATCCTAAAACAGCGGGTTGTGGCATAGAGCAATAGTCTCCGTCGTTTTGACCTTGCATATGGTCTCCACCGTAACCCCAAATTAGGTATCTGTTATCAAAAGTTCTAATTTCTCTAAAGTGGTATCTGTTACCGTCTGTAGAGTAGTAACCTCGTCCTCTTACATCTTCAACTCTTCCGTGAGCGTAATTAGGCATTCTTTGCATTTGGAAATAGTAATCATCTGTTTCTTCAATACCATTAGCTGATTGTCTGTCATTATATTCAGACGACCAACCTTGAGCACCTAGTCCATAATTATTTCTTCCAGTATTAAACATAAATCCGTCATATGTTAATACCCATACATTACACATCCATTGGTTACCATATTCACTATTACAACCAATGTCTTTAATGTTGTGTAAGTCAGAAGTTGTAGTTCCATTTATCTGCCATTTTGGTGAAACAGCAGCAGTTTGATTTGTTGAGTTTCCAATACCAAGTTCATAGTTACCATTGTAACCACAACACTTAATTTCGTCTTTACTATCTTTAGTCCAGAAACTTGCGTATCTGCCGTTTCCTGTAAACCACATATTTTGACAATCAGAATATGTTCCACTACCTGGACCGTTAGACATAATTGTAAATGAGCTGACATCTGTAGTATTGCCCATCATAGCCCAACCGTATTCATTTCTTCCACACCAATATATCTTACCTTTTTCAGTAAGAATGGCACATCTTTGATATGATTGTTGCGAGTCTACTAGTAATTTTTTAATCTTACCAGGATTACTTGCACCGTTATCCCAAGTGATACTTGGAATTTCAGTTGGTACTGATAAGTTAGTTGTATTACCGTGTCCTAAAACACCGTAACCATTGTAACCCCAAGTATATAATTTACCGGTTACATCTAAAGCAAAACAGAAAGCGTATCCTGCACCAGCAGTCCAGAAAGCGTCAATCTTATTACCATTGAAGTAAGTAGTCTTATTAATTTTTGTAGGTCTACTTAAATCAGAAGTATTGTTTTGTCCTAATTGACCGTATCCATTGTAACCCCAAGCCCATAGTTCGCCGTCAGTATCTAACGCATAACAACTATGTGTACTTGTGTTATTGTCTCCGCCCCAATTAGTAATATAAATTCTTTTAATTCTTGTATCTTTTAATGTGTGAGTTGAAGTATTAGCAGCAAGATAAATTTCTTGGTATGTACCACCACATCTTACCGTGTATCCTCTGTCCGAAGTAGCAGCGTCACCATTTTGTCCGTGACCTCCGTAACCCCAATGGTATATTTCACCATTATTAAATAGTGCCATACCAACTTGATATCCAGATAATAGTTGAATTGCTTTTGGTACTTCTCCATCAGGAGTAGTATGAATACCACTACCACCGTTATCTGTACTTCTGTACCAGTCTAGGAATGGAAATACCATACCAACACCAGTCATAACAGAACCACTTTCTAATCCGTTTTGACCAGCAGAGTTTGAACCCCAACTTGTAATTGAGCCTCTACCGTTAATGAAACAAGGCCAGTTAACACAATTCGCTTGTTGGAATTGTCCAGGCAATCTGTATAACGGATGGTCATCACCGATAGGTCCGTTTTCATTACATAATGCCATTGCTTCTAATCTGTTTCCACTAAAGAAGTTTTGATAACCTCTTGCTTTTTTCTGTGTACTTGCGACATCAAATGCAATAGCAGCACCAGAATATAATACTTGTGCGTCAACAGCTAATGAATCACCTACAAGGTTGTTTTCACCACCCATCATTTCAGCTTCGTCATTATTTTCCCATTGTGCGTTTTGCATTCCTCTTTTTTGGTCTCTAGCGATTTCTATTTGAAGAGCACCCCAAGTACCAATTGATAATATATCAAAAGTAAAGTCAGGTGCACCGCCAGCTCCTAGAAGTGAGTCACCCATTGTAATTGTTTCGTTAACAGCATATCCTAAGCCACCCATTTGACCACCAAGTGATTTTTTGGTAACTTTAACTGAAATAACAGCACCGTTATTATCTACTTCAATATCAAATGTGCAGTTTGAACCAGCACCAGAAGATGAAGATTGTGTTAAGTTTCTGTATATACCAGGTTTTCTTTTGTAATGTGCAGTTGAAAAGTTTCCAACCGTTTTAACTGATTGGTAACCTTCACAAGTAATATGTACTTGAGGAGAGTTATATCCACCAGTTCTTCCTGCACCACTATTTTCAGCAGCTGCAGTAGTATTTGTAGTATTTACAAAAGGATAATATCCTGCTTGTCTAGCAGGTGAAGCAGAAGTAGATGAAGTATCTATTGTTGCAACAGCACCACTATCTGTAATTGTTTCGTCATCAAATTGATGTTCTTCTGAAATTCTTTCCCAATACTTGTTTGCGTCTGTATCAGTATCTTGGTCCCAAGGTAAAGTACCTGCGACACCAGATGTGTGTTCTCTTAAACAAACATAAGTACATCTAATTTTTTGAATTTGGTCTCCAGAATATTGGTTGTTTGTAGAAAAGTCATTATCTACAGGAACATTTATTCTGATTATATCATTTGCATTGTAAACAACAGAAGCTTCACTATGGTCACCTCTCCATTTAAATGATTGTCTGATTTCTTTCCATACTTGGTTTTCGGCAACGACCATTTTAGGTCCCCAAGTAGCAGAAGGATTATCAAAGTTGAAGATATAAATTTCTTTTGGAGTTTCAGCAGTAATCTCTATTCTAATTTCTCTTTTAGTAGCATTATTAAATGTACCAGAGTTAAAGTAGTCACCACTTGCAGTTCCACCACCAACAGACTTACCGTCTAACATATAGGTTACATCTGTGTGGAATAAATTTGTTTCTTTTGATGAAGCAGAGTCAGAAAATGCAATCTTGTTATCATCAAAGTCATTACCGTCTTGGTATAATACTAATGTATCACCAATTTTGTATTGTACTTCTGATTGAGGCCAAGTTGCTTCACCGTCCCATTTGTAAGCATTACCACCAGTACTTGCTGATGTAGCAATAGTTACCCTTGCATATCTTTTTTGTTGAGCTTCTGTTCCAGTATCAGGTGCTACTCCTGTAGTAGACGAATTTTTAACACAAATATAATCAGAATTGTTGTGTAATACAACATCATCTTTAAAGTATGTTTTCGTACTTGAATAATCACCCTGGTAATTGAAGAACAGATTACCAATTCTAGTTTTTGTTGTTGCCATTTTTATATCTTCCTATTTAACTATTATTTATGTTGTTTCTATTACCAAGTCTCCAGATTTATCAATGTTTATTTGCATAGTTCCGTTGATAAATTCAAATCCTTCAGTTGCGTCCGTACCATCAAAGTAAGCACTTTCTTTTTGTATTAACTCATTTGCATTTGTTATTACTCTTCTCTTTAATGATAAGTCTTCATCATCAATTGAAAGTGTTTGTAATGTTGGAGTTCCTTGTGCGTCAACATATGACTTATTAACTAAATCATTTGCAGCCGTTGGAGCAATAGCAGTTTGTGCTTGTGCAGAAAGAGTAATTATACCATTGTTTTGTGTTCCAATAGTTAAGTTAACATCTGTTCCACTCGTACCTGTTGTAGAGATACCTGTTCCAGAAGCAGTAATTGAACCAGCAGTTAATGAGTTAACTGATAAATCATTCTGTCCTCCACCAAGTTGACCATCTACATAAGTCTTAATCGCTCTTTCGGTAACGAGAGCAGTATCAGAATTATCTGCTAATGTTCCGTCAGTACTAAATTCATTAATTGTAGCACCGAAGTTACCTTGTGCGTTTGAGCCTAGACTCAATTCTTGTAATCCAGAAAGGTCAAATGCTTCAGCGTTCAATGTCGCTTTACCAGTTGCCTGTTCAATTCTAAACAAGTTACCAACTCTAAAGTTACCGTCTTGGTCAGTAGATGAGTAGAATACTCTTCCTCTATCTGCTTCAAATATTTCATCATTTGCGTCAGGTAATTGTGTTGGTGTGTTAGGATAATTTGTTGTAGTAATATCACCAGTACCTACATCCAAGAAGTCGTGTCCAGTCAATCTAATGTTTGAGTAATTACTTCTCAATGTTGCAGTCTCGGAGTGTGTTGGAGTGTTAGAAGTTGTAAATTTAGGATTTACTCTAACAAGTCCAGCGCCAGCATTATAACCGGTTACACTAACAACATAATATGCTTGATTGGATATTCCAGCAAATTCAACAATGTCACCACCAGTTGGTGATTTAGATAATCCTGTTAATCTAACAAAGGCAGTACCTTCACTAGAGATTTCAGCATAACCGTCACCTGTAATAGTTGCAGTTGTTGTTTCTGTTTTATATCCAGAACCACTTGTTGTTACCGTAGTTTGTGAAATTACACCATTACCAATATGTGATGTTGCAGTTCCAACCGTACTTGCGTTAGGGTCTGTGATTGTTACCGTTGGTGCAGAAGAATAACCGGCACCACCGTCTAATATAAGAATTTTTGAAATTTGTTGATTTTCTACAACTGCTCTTGCGAGTGCGTTTCTACTAGGAGAACCACCACCACTTAAAGCAACTCTTGGTTCAATTTCATATCCTGAAGTTGTATCAAAAGTTGTTGCAGCTGATAATCCAGAGTTTACGAATACATCAAATCCTGCGACACCACTTTCTTTTTGTACCGTTGCAGTTTTTGTAGAAGCAACATAGTCAGCGATAACACCTGTGTTACCATAACCAGTTCCTGTATATACCGTAATTCTCATACCATTGTAGAAGTCATCAGGTTGTGAATCAGAAGCAGCAAGTTTAATTGTACTTGCAGTTCCTGTTTGTGCAAAACCTGTTGTAGTAAAGTGTGTTGATCCTGTAGTGTTAACTTTAACAAAGTTTACAGCACCATCAGCGTGAGTTGTTGATACAGCACCAGAAGCACCGGATCCTGCAATTGCAACACTTGAAGAAGTGTAATCATTTCCAGCGTATTGTAATTCTAATCTTCCGATTCCAGAACCAGATACTAATACTCTTCCTACTTGAGCTTCGTTGTTTCTTAAATCAACATTACCAGTATATGGTGTTTCATTAGCGTCAATACCACTTGCAGTTGAACCGTATTCACCGTAAGAGTTGTTTGAGTTCAAACTTCTCATAACAGCACCACTATCACATAAGTAACCGTGATGTGCGTAATATGTAAATACAGATACTAATTCTGATTTAGCATTATTCAATGCCCAAACTCCAATACCGTCAGAAGTTACCTGTGTAAAGTCGTTTGCAAGTATACTTCTGTTTCCAGAGTTGTGTAATGAACCGTCAATCTTAATACCAACAGAACCGAATCCAAAGTGAGTACAATTCTGAATAAATGGTGATTTAGATGTAATGTGTGTAGTTGTATCGCCAACTCCAGTTCCTGGGTCTAATGCAAATACAACACCACTTCGTGTTGCACCGTCAGAAGTATTAGGTCTTGCAACTCCGTAAGAGTCAGCAGTTCCCATAGTTCCAACCATTCCAGTAAATGTAAATCCTGCAACCGTTGTACCGTTATGTACTCTAAACATATCAGCACGATTGTTTGGAGTGTTTGTTAGTCCAGCAACCGTTGAGTTACCAGCAGCAGGTTTAATTCTTGTACTTCTAACACCGTCTCCAACTAATTGTGTATTAGCAGATAAAATGATAGGTAATGATTCTTCGTATTCTCCAGTTTTAACATAAACCGTTTTAAATGTAGAAGCGGTTACATTAGCGTTAATCCAAGTCATTGCATATTGCAAAGTTAACCAAGGTTTGTCTAATGAAGTTCCTCTACCTGTATCAGAAGCTGGGTCGTTGTCAGTACCGTGTTTAGCAACAAAGTAAACATTTGCTGTAACCCCAGGTATTGTCCAACTAACATCTGTTCCGTCTGATTGAACAACAGCACCAGCTGTACCAATTGGCAATCTAATATTTTGTGTAGCGTTTCTTGTTAATAAGTCACCTCTTGTAGTGGTAACAAAGTTTGAATCTCCTTCAGCAACTAGGTCCCAGTAAACTCCGCCTGTATCATAATCAGGTCTCTTAGCGTCTCCTACAACAGCAGAAGATGTGTGAGCAAGTTTACATCTATAAGATGATGAACCGTAACCAACTGAATCACCAGGAGCATAAGCAGTTGCGTCTGCCCAATTGTCTCTCCAGTTAAATCCTTCGTTTAATAAATCCCAAGTCGCAGTAGTTGTTGGTACAACTCCAGTTGCGTCTTGTTTTGCAACATAAGTATGACCACCATATCTTACTACATCACCAGTTTTGTATGCAGTACCACCAGCATATGTACCTTGCATTTTGTAACCAGTTGTTAAAACCGTCCAATATGAAGCGTTGTTATATGGTGTTTGACCTGTTGATTGTTGTTCGGCAACATAGTTGTAACCACCGTAGGTTACAATGTCACCTGCTTGATATGCAGTTGCAGAATTGTATGAATCTTCAAATTCTAATCCAGAAACGAATAAAGTAAATTTAGTAGTATCAATAGTTGAAGCGGCAGTATGTTCAACCGTACAAATGTAAACATTCGCACCGTACTTTGCTAAATCGTTAACTTTATATGCAGTCGCAGCTGTATAAGTTCCTGTCCATTTAAATCCTGGAACAAATGATGTCCATTTTGAAGTGTCATCATATAAATCTGATTGTGAAGTGTGCGCTTCATTACATACGAAAGTTGAACCTCCCCATTGTACTACATCATCTACTTTATAAGCAGTTGTTCCTGCCCAAGCGCCTTTCCATTCTTGTCCAGCAACCATCTTTTTCCATTTAGTCGCTGTTAAATCTGTTTCAAACGCAGCTGAACCTGTATGGTTAGCCATCGCCACGAAGCTGTTTCCTCCGTATCTTACAACATCATCTTTGATGTATGCTGTTCCTGTAACCCAATCTCCTTTAAAGTGAAATTTAAGTCTACCTAGAATAAAATCTGCCATTTTTATCTCTCTCTATTTAATTTTTACAAATACCTGTTAATGTTGTTTTGGGTATAATAAGTTCCTCCACTAGGTGTCCAGTTAGCTCCTGTTGTAGAAGTTGCTGTCTCACTAGCGGCGTATGTATAATCTTGTTGATACCTTGCAACCAGATTACCGTCATCATTTATAAAATAAAAAAGTTTCAACGGATCAAATCTTGTTTGTTGATACTTTCTAAACTTTGCGTTTGTTTGATAATGGGAGTCCGTTGTTTCATCATAATCACTTTGTAGTGTATTCTGAACCGTTGTACCATCACTTGCTTTACCTAGTGCAAGTCCTTCAAAACCATTAAACCCAAATCCTTCACCAGAGTTAACTTCAATTGTCTCATTACTATCTAATTTTACTTTAGTATAGATTAAGAGACCATTAACATCACGGTTAAGGGCGTGCATTGCATATTCGTTAGAGATTTGAAAACCAGCAGCGTCTGTTGCTACTGCTTGTGAAGCTCCTGTTGGTAATGCTAATGCCATTTAATTATTCCTCTTCGTTTCTTTATATTTATACAATAACCAGCGTCTAAAAACTATTAAGTATTTTCTAATACCGACATTACCGTATCTGTATTTCCGTGAGACGCAATAACTCTTATAATGTCATTTGCTTCAAGGTTTACAGGTTTATCTAATATAAATGTGTTATTTTGTGGTATGATGATATTAGACATCAACGCCTTAAAAGTCGTTCCACCGTCTATTGTTATTTTTACATCAACTTCTGCTTGTGTATCAGTTGAAGTATTTGAAATGTAAACAGCGTGTAATACAGCAGTACCATTTGATGGTGCTGTATAAACATTTGCAGTTGAGTCATCAACTTGCGAGTTTGTCATTCCTGCGTTTTTAAAAGCACTAGCCATTTATTATCCTCCAAATACCACAGCAAAGGCAAGAATATCTCCTGTCAATGCTAGTGTTCCACTAGAATCTGGTAGTTTAATCGTTCTATCAGCAGTCGGATTTTCTACCGTTAATGTTGTTTCAAAGGCGTCAGCTGTGGCACCTTCAAAAATAATGTTTGCGTTATTAAAAGTTAAGTCTGTTGTTGATACAGCACCTGCTTGTAATACTGATTGAATATTAACAGCAGAGGCACCACCAACTTCTTTAATAGTGTTCGCATTTTGCTTCGTGTAAAACTTACCGTCAGCAATGTTCATTGCTAATTCACCAATTTCTAAATCAGATAATTGAGGAACAGCAGAAGCTGTAAAACTTCTTTTTGGTTTAAGTATTGCGGTCATTAGAACAGACCACCGTCAATAGTATTCAATTCAACAGCACCACTTGTTACCGTAAATTGTGTACTATGAAATGACGCAACTCCTTTATTACTTGTACTTGCGTCTTCGCCAGCAATTGTAATTGAAGAACCAGAAGCAGAAGTATCAATTCCTTCTCCTGCAGAAATAGTTAATGTGTTTCCTAATCCAACCGTACCAGTTCCAGTCTCACCAGCAAGTAAGAGATTTGGATCCGCAAGTTTAGAGTTTGCAATACTTCCTGCTAACATAGCATTTGTAACCCCACCTGCTTTAACAGATAAAGCGTCTGATATTACAGCGATTGAAGTATTGTCTACATTAACATCTAAAGTGTTTCCTGCTTTTACCATAGCTGCACCGGCAACTACTTGACCAGCACCAGAAAATTGTGATACAGGTAATTCAGTATTATTTGCAAGTGTACTATCAGTTAAAGTTGGTGTACCGTTGTGAGTGAATACATAACCGTTATCACTATTAGCAGTACCTTCTTCTACGAAAGTAAATGTACCACCAGTTAATTCAGTACCAGCGTTTGCGTCTTGTGTTCTTGTTAATCTCCAGTTAGTAGAGTTAGTACCAACGATTTCTACTAGGTAGATACCGTTTTGTCTAGCTTCACTTTGGTCTTTAACCATAACTCTATCGTTTAGTGATAATGCAACACCGTCAATAGTTAGTGCAGCTTGAGTTCCATTATTGTCTAATCTACCATTTGATTGGTCATATGTTGCAGATAAGTTTGCTGTAGTAGCAACTCTACAACTATCTTTTACATCTAAACCACTTGAAGCACTATCAACATATTCTTTTGTTGCAAGTGAGTCAGCAGCGAAACCTGCTCTATCTTTATATCCACTAGGTACGGTAACCGTTCCAGTTCCGTGTGGTGATAAAGTAATATTTCTATTTGCAGCCGATGTAGCAATGTCTTGTCCATCTATTGTTAAATGGTCAACGACTACATTTGTTAATCCAGCAATGTCAGTTGTAGCAGTACCGAGAGTTAATGCAGTAGTACCTAAGGTTACACCGTCATTTGCAAGTTTAATATTTGATACGCCACCGTCAGCAAGTTGTGTTGTGCCAACTCCACCATCTTGTACTTTAATAGTTACCGTATTACCGGAAACTGCTGTATCAATTGTTGTATCACCAGTTAGTAGTAGAGTAGAGTTAGTTGAGTAATCTGTTGTTGCACCAGCACTATCTTCAATTGTAAGTGTAGTATCTACAGCGTCAAATCCTAATTGAGCTTCAGTACCAGAAGCAGAAATTACTTTTAGAAATTGTCCTTGAGAACCTGCACCGTCAGGTAATAATAGTGTTGATGAATTTGTTAGTGATAATGGAGCTTTTAAAATAACATTGTTTGAACCGTTATTTGTTGCTTCATTAAAAGTTATACGACCAGATTGAGTTGTTTCGTTACCAACTATAATCTCGTCAATTCTTTTGTTTGAATCTGTTGTTATTAATTTTTCAGCAGTAATGACACCGTTCGTTGTTGGAAATAAACTAGTGAAATACTTACCACCAATTACATCAATATCGTTTGCGTTTCCTGAACCGTCTACACCACCTGCACCTACGAATAATCTATCACCGGCATTACCAGCAGTACCTGTGCCATATGTAAATGCTAATTCACCAAGTTTTAGTGTTCCTGGAGCTAAAGCATTAGCACTTCTTTTTATTCTAATTATTGTTGACATATCTTAACTCTCTCTTTTGTTACCTTAAACTTAAAATGAACCACCGTTCAATGTTATTGAACCAGTAGTAGTTGAAATCTCGTCTCTTACAACAAATTTATCACTTGTTGCAGAATACTGAATCATACTACCATCTGCTAAGGTAGAAGCGTCTACATCTCCCATTAATCTAAATTTCAAAGTAGAATTGGTAACAGCAGTTTGAGAAGCTGCACCTGCAGGCATAGTAACCGACACTTGTTGTGGTCTACTTATCGTTGAATCTATTCTTGCTTTAATTTGCGACACTTTTAGTCTCCCTTAATTGTTAATATTTATAACCGAAGGGTATTCAAAAACTAATAGTTTAAAAATAATTAAATGGTCACATTAGGACGCACGGTTATTATACCTTCAATAACCCTGGTTACTACACTATCACTAGTTCTCGTAACCTCTACATCATAAACATATCTTGCTGGCGCATCCAAGGCACCAGATTGAGCAGAAGTCAAAGATAGTGTTATAATGCCTGTAGCAGGGTTTGCTACGGCAGCAGTCATCACTATCCGTGTCTTTGTACTCTCATACCCCTTTGCCATTTTAGCGGCAACGGTATGTCCAGTTAAGTCCCAAGCGGCACCATCATTTCCTGCAAGTGTTATATTTGAAGAAAATGTTGTTCCTTGGTCTATTCTTAAATTTGCTATAGCAGCCATTTACTTAATCTTTTTTCGGTTCTTCTGTTTGAGTTTCTTCTTGTTTTGGAGCAGTTGGATCAATACCTAGAAATTCACAAATCTTAGCATTGTAGTATCTAACTAACACATCAATTTTTTCAAGTTCAATCTCAACTCTCGCTTTGTTTTGTACTAATTCTTGTCTAGCGATAACATAATTTTTAGTTCTATCGTCAAACTTCTCTTCATCATACTCTTTACCATTTATTTTAATTGCCATAATTATCTCCTTGTATTATTATTTATAAGCGTTCTTATATCAGATTTTACCATCATATTTAATTTCTTTTTCATAATAGTCTCTAATATCAGGTATCATTCCCAATTGTTCATCTTTAGGAAACGCAGATATGATTGGGTCATAAATGTGTTCCTTCCCTTTATATACTTCAAAGTATGGGTCATTGCCAAATAACAAGTCCTTGTCGTTTAACAAATCGTAAAACTTATCTCCATAATCTCTCTCTATCCACTTTGCATAACATATCGCTACACAATAACTCTTTGCTGGGTAGATAAATCTTTCTACTTGTTCTACCCAATGTCTTTTCGCATTAAGAATAATATCACTATCTTCCCATATAAGATATATCTCCTTATCGTTCAATGTATCTTTGTGAGTAGGATTTAATCTATGATATACTTCTTGTTTGAGTTTCCATTCTTTCATAACTTATATACTCCACATTCTTACATTCATTCCATTCAGGAATATTAACATTTAACATATTCTTTCTATTTACCTTATAAAACTTTACCCAACGATTTAAATTGAATAGTTTACGCCATTGTAATATCCAATTTTGTAAATAATATTGACTAGGGTGTGTATCAGATTTATAAAAAGGTTGACCAGCATATATGTTATTAAATTTACTTGACATACTATATATGTCGTGTCCTATTAGATACACTTCTTTCAATTCTGATATTTCATTACAAGCAACAAAACCACTTGCAGGACCTGTTGCCCAAGTTAACTCGTCACCACCGTTAACTAAATCTGTAAAACTTTTTACTTTATCACCTGTCAACCAACTAATGTTGACCATATTCTTTCCTGTTTCTTTATCATTGTATCCGTGCAAAACAAAACTATTAGAACCTACTCTTTGATTTTCTACAAGTAAACCTGAATTCCTAATTGCTCTTATATGTCTATACCCAGGAAAGAAACCACTTAACATAGTCTCGTAATGTTCGTGTGGTACAGGATTCCAATCTCTAAAATAACATTTAGCAGTATAACTATAACCTGAATGATAAATGCTGTGCATAACAGGATGGTCCATCGCAACTAAAATATCAGGTGCAAAATCTTTGTATAGATTATTACAACCTATTATAACACCTCTTCCTTTTATAGTAGAAAATTTAAAACCTTTTCTACTTTGACCATTACCTATAAGAAACGCTCTATTTGCCATATTTAAAACTATAAGTATCTAACAGATACCTATACCCATTACAACCATCTTTTAAAGTTTTAACATATCTATAGTGTTCAGTTAAACATCTACCTAGATATTCACACTTACGACATATATCAGAAATATTTTGTTCTTTCTCTTTTTGACACCATACTTCGTAATCAGCAAAACTATCAAGTTCTAAAAAATACTCATTATCGTCTTTATCAAAGTCTAGTACAGCAAATTTACCATTAGGTGTAATGTACAAGTGGTCATCGCTATATGCGTTATAATTACTATTAAGAGAATCTTTTATGTTCAATTCATTAATAAATGGAAATGGATTGTTCTTAAATGTTTCTTTACTTTGTATGCTTTTATATTCTAATATCATTCTTAATATAAAATCTTCAAAGTCAGCGTGTGTCGCACCTAATTGATTTGCTTGATTTGTACTATAAGGTTTAATTTCAAATCCTTTAAAGTTTTTATTATCTATTGCTAGATGGTTCATCTTTGACAAAATATCTTGTGGCGATTTTTTCATAACTTCTGGAGTTGCCAACATTAAAACAGAAAATTCAACAGGTAAAGTTTTCATATTTTCAAAAACTTGTTCGTGTTTCTCTCTAGTATCCATATCATAACTAACACTTATAAAATATTCAGGATTCATAAACTCACTTCTTACCATAGATAAGTTTGTGTTTATATTAATCTTGTCTTTATAATATATCTTAATTGCATTAGTAATCTTTTCTAGGTTATCTTCTTTTAATACACCTATCTCACCACCATACAAATCAATGTGTTCTATATCTCTATGAGTTTGTACTTCATTTAATAGTTCACTTAACTTAAAGTGGTCAATACATTTTTTATCACCTAATTGGTCAGGTGTAAGATAACACCAATGACATCTAAAATTACAGAAATAAGATGGATTGATTGATAGATTAATCTTCGGCTTCGTCATAGTTCAATTCCTCAATGGACTTTAATAACATTTTTTTACATCTACTAAACATTAGTTTTCTAATAATATTTTGTTTCCAGTTTCTATCACTTTGAAATAATCCTATCCAGAGATAGTTATACTCCATATGATTTCTCATAAACAATCTATTGAGTTCAGCATACTCTTGTTCTTTTTCTAAAGTGTAATCTACTCTTTCTAATAGTTCACCTTTAACATTTGCTTGTTGTTCTTTTATCTTGTACGATATACCTGGTATGTGCATTGTCTTTGCAATTATATCGTTTATTCTATCTAACTTGTTTTTACCACCTAGTGCCAACATTATATAAAATGGCATATGGTGTTTCTTTGAGAAGTGTCCTTCACAACTTGATATTGGAAGAAAACCTTTTCTAATAAATTCGTGGCAATGAGGTAGTACACCTTTCTCAACTTCATTGTCAAAATCTTTATCAAATGGACTTACTGATAGAGCTAGATACCCATTTGAATAATCTAAATCTTGTTCTTGCGAGGCGTGTATTCTGCCGTTTGGAAATATTTTATTTTTCATATATTATAATCAAAACATCCTACAATTCGTTCATTGTTAATTAATTTAAATTTGCCAACTCTATGTTCCCATACTTTACTATGATTTAAAAATATTAAATCATTCTTACCTGGATATAACCAACAAGACAATTCTTTTGTTTGTTTGTTTCTTACTGATAAAGAACCACCTTGTTCTTTATTACAGGCACTTGTAAAGTACATTAATATAGCAATGTTTGCTCCTTCTTTCAAATCATTGTGCCATAGTGTACTTTCATAGTCTACACCATTGACAATTTGTGGTCGTCCGTGTAATTTGTATTTACTAGACACCTTACTAATATATTTATCACCCAAATATTTGTGGGTTGTGGCGAGTGCGTGTGCAACCTTTTCAGTATGAACAGCAACCGTATACTCTTTATCTGATTCTACAAAAGGTATTTGTACACCTTCAAAGAATTTAAATGGCATAAGGTCTTTATGTGGCCATACTCCATTTATTATCAGATTTGATAAATCGTGTTCACCCCTCACTTGTCCATCTCCATTTAATTGCAAGTCTTGTCTTTTCTCCCCAATAAGGCATTGCCCTATGTATTAAATGAGAGTCCATAATAAACATTGCGTTTTGTCTAAAGTCATAAGTCTCGTCTTCAACTTGTATCTGACCACCTTTGTTTAAATCACCTTGTAGATATAATATAATAGTCTTTTCTCCTTCTACATCGCTGTCAGTATGAAAACCTATAATGTTCTTTTCTATATCTTTACTATTTACAGAAATAACATATCTAACAATACAATGTTTTAATCCAGGTACATTTAATTTACAAATACTATCTGCCCACTTCCAATCATCTGGTAATTTCTTGTGAACATTCTTCTCATAGATAGGATATTCTTTTCCTAGATTACCTAGTTCACCAATCATATGATTGAGTTCTAAATTTGTCATTACATTATGTTTAACTTGCATATTCTTTCTCATAAGGTGTCATTTGTATATATGGTTTATTATTTGCGACTAAAATATCGTGTCCTATTCTTTTCATCTTCTCACAATGTTTTTCTACAACTCCTGCTTCTTTGTAATCTTTAACGGTCTTTCTACAACCATTACATATATTAAACATAGGACAACTATAACAACTTTTCTTCATTGTAGATAAATTTAAATCATCTTGTAAAGGTGTAAAAAACTTACCTTTCATTTCTTCTTCAAAGTCTATCTCTTTGTCTTTATCATCACCAAATGCACCACAACTATAGTAGTCGCCATCTGGTTGTAAACATCTTATACCTTCATCACATTTTCTACTTAACGGACAACTCGTAGCAGTATCATTAATTGCTAACATCATCTGTCTAGTATTAAACTCCCAAGGCGCTAAACCTGCCTTATAAATCTCTACATACTTCTCATATATATCTGATAACAAAAACGGCTCTTTTTGTTCGCCACTTGCCATTGCATAATTTAACTTACATTCTACACCTGTCTTCTCTTCTCTCCAGAAGTTATGTAATGTGCCTTCAGGTATTTTCTGTTCAGACATCTTCTTTGCAAGTTCAACATTCTTTATTGCGTTGTGTTCATTCTCTCTTGTAATAACAGATATAAAGTCTGGTCTATAACCACAATGTTCTAACATTGCGTTTGAACACTTCCAAAAGTCTTCTTCTGTAAATTCTGAATAGTCACCTTTTAATCTACCACCACCATATTGAAAAGAAGTTGTGATACCAACTCTTTCGTTATTAAATAAGTCAACCCACTTACTAGGTTTCTTATAGAACGGCCACAAGTTTGTTGTTAATGCAAGTGAAGTAGTATATTCTTTTTCATCTAACCAATTAATAATCTTCCAATAGTAATCAGGTTCCATCATTAATGGATCACCACCGTTTACTATGATTGTTTTTGTTTCTGGGAATCTTTCTAAAAAACGAAATATCTGGTCGTGTTTTAACCAGTTCTTTTTCTCATCTGTAAGTTGTGTACTAGAGCAAAATGTACATTTGAAATTACAAAGTTCAGTAGGTTTAATTATTAAGTCCATTTTCCTATCCAATCAAATCCTGTATTACATTCTCTATTTCTAATCCAATAATCTTTTAGTTTGCCTTCAATAACTTTGTCAAATCCAAACTGCCACATTATTTCTCTATGATATGGTTCTTTTTGTGCTCTCATCTGATTCATTGTTAAGTGTAACCAATCAAAGTAAGTACCAGACGGACATAATATATCTCTACCTTTAAATATGTTTATTGTATCACACCACATTTGTCTAATTAGTTTTCTGTTTTCTGTCATAGGTCTATTCTTCATATATCCTGCATATTTTAAAGAACCGACTATAATGTACTCATCATAGATATGAAACATTCCTACACCCTTAATATAAGTGTTAGGCCTCTTGTTTTGAACCCATTGTCTTTCACCTATTGTTTTTTGTGCAATCTCATATAGTTCACCATCTTCTTCTTTCTTGCCTAACCACAAAAACATATGTGCTTGTCTACCATCAATTCTAGGTAGATATGGTTTCTCAACTGGAAAGTTATCTAGTTGTACTTCTATATGTTTAGGAAAATTATAAGGTAAATTAGTTTGCGATATAGTTTCGCTGTAATCGTACATCTTCAATATATCTGTGCGTAAGTTTGTAAACACATTCATCCAACTCCTCCTTATATCTATAATCGTGGTTCATAAAACAGCCAAGTGTACATCTATCTAAAAATTCGCAACTACTACAATTATACTTCTCTAGGAAAGAGTTTTCTATTATACTATTGTCTCTAGGTTTAATGGGTGACTTGTATTGACTTATATCTTGTTCTTCTTGTACAAGGTTACCACATTGACATAATGTACCATCTGCTAATACAAGTTTTGAAACTCTACAACTTGCATAATTCTTTTTGTTAAATATCCAATCTCTAACAGGATGAACATTAGGATATTTGTCAACACAATGTTTAAAAAACTTTAATAATAGTTCATCACTAGGCATATTAAACTTTGCGTGTTCATCTGGCATATAATAATCAAAGTAAATATACTTACCTTGTTCATACAGATAGTCAAAGTATTCATCGCCTTCATTTAAATAAAATTTTATATTAGGTCTTGTAAGTAAACAAGAAAAACAGGTTACTTCATCACCCCAATAATCTACATTAGATTTAAATATTTCAAAGTCTTTTTTATTAAATCTACCTCGTGGGTCATAACTTGTTGTAAGTCTACAAGGTATATCTTCTTGTCTGGACCAAGTGAGTAAGTCCATAATAAGTTCATTACCATCAGGTGATGTAACCAAGTTAGATACCCAATTGATTGAAAATTCTTTATTGTATTTTTGACATATCTTTTGTATGCCTTTTGATAGGAGTTTGTAACCTTCATTTAAACTTCTGTTATAGATTGCAGGTGCAAAGACTTCGCCACCCATAATATTAAAGGTGACCTTCATATACATTTCTTTTGAGATAAATTTTTCTATAGAAGGAAGTTTGTCAACCACATTATCAACACCGATTTTATTGTCGTGGTTCTGCCAACAGAAATTACAACGCAAATTACAAAATTCAAATAAATGAATAGTGTACTCTTGCTCTGGGTCTCTTTTGGGGTCTATTAAAAACTCTCGCATTTTAACTCCTATGAGTTAGCGAATAGTCTGTATTTTCCTAATGTGTCTGTATCGTTAGATTTCTTTAATGAGAATAGATATTGTAAAAATGTATAATTAATATTTCCAATATCAAATCTAGGAATAAAAGATAGACTAGATGGACTATTCACCGTTTCAGTTATAATTGTATCAAAATCGTTTGAAGATAAACTTGAAGCACAAGCCTTATCTAAATGGTTCATAAAGTAATCAGGATCCGGAGAGTTCTGGAAATCATATAGGTCTTTAATTAAAGTTTTCAATGCAGTTTGTTTGTCTGTTGAAAGACCGTCAATGTTTGCAATATTTACAGCGCCTACATTTGCAGTAGGTTTTTGTGTAAATACATCTTCGTCAGCAAATGGTGCTAATGGTGTAATACCTGAAAATGGATTGTCGTTATTTAAATCAACATCATCACTAGTATAACCTAATGCAGTTTGTTGATTAGTATTTAAAAGATTTAGAGCAGCACCTTCTCTACTATCTGTTAACACTTCTTTATAAAATCTTTTTAAGAATAAATGCCAAGTAGACAATAAGTTTGCTTGGTGAGTATCAGCACCTGCAAAGTATTCGCCTAATAATAATTCAATTGAGAAATTTAAATTAAGAGCTTTAATTCTATCTAAATCAAGTGTAGGTAATACATTAAAATATCCTGCAACATCTCCTAGACCAGCATTAATTTTTGTTAATGCAAGTGTGTGAGTTGGTTGCAATTGTGTATTTGCAATAATTTTTTCGTGGTGTAAATGAATATCTAAAAACTTCTGTACTGCTGTTTGGTCAACAAATGGTAACATAGTTTTTAACCAGGTTACTGATAAGTTTAAGTATGCTTCACTATCGCAGTAAATAATAACTTTAGTACCTAGAGTACCTTGTTTAGATTTTACATCTTCAAAGAAACCAGTTAAGTCATCATACTTACCTGCCATTTCATTAACATTGTGAGAGTAGTTAATTAAAGTTCCTCTATATGTAGTTTGTAGTTCCTGGTGCATTTCATTACCAGTTTCTGCTGATATTACATATCTGTTTGTATGACAATCTATTGAATCGTCAAACGCTAAATAAACTTTATTAAATAAGTGTAGCATATTATTTTTTCTCTTTACCTTTTAAATATTCTTTAGTATCAAATTTACCTTCGGCAACTGCCCAAGTCATTAAGAATAATGGATTACTTTCTGTCGCCCAATATTCAAATAAAGATTTACCTTTAAACATATAATCTTTAAAGTACTTTGTATAGTTCTTAACAATACTTTCTTTTTTTATTTGATAATAACTATAAAATTCTTTGTGTTTTAATAATGAAACAAAGTTAATACCTCTAACATCTTCTGTCTCGTCTTTAGGATAACTTTCAACAAATTCACTAAAAGCACCTTCGCCAACAATTGACATATTATATAATGGTAGACTTTCTAATTTGCCTTCCCACTTGTCAAGTATATCTTTGTTCTTCTCTATAACACTCTTATATTTATCTGTCTTTGACAACCCTTTGTGTTCAAATAATAGAGCGATTACTTCTTTTTCTAATTTAGGTATATTAACTAACATTTGTGTGTTAAGATATTCACTAATTAGTTCTTCGTCCATATTTTTAATATCACAAGGTATATCTAAATTACTTAAATATGTTAAAAACTGAGCACCTTTCAATGTGCTGTTTTCGTAATCAATAAGATAACTTTCTGTTTTGTCTTCAAAGTATTTTTTTAAGTCTTTCAATTCAATAGGTACAATAGTATTAATCATTATTATCTTCTTCCTCTACTTCCGTGGCAACTACTATGGCAACTACTATGACATATAGTTTTTGTTAATGTATAAGTGTTACCTCTTTCAGTACTATATGCGTTTGCAAGTGTTGTCATAAATCCTTCTAAATTTGTATCGTCAATAACCTGACCAGGTTGTAAACTACTAGGTTGTGATGGATTTAATGTTGTTCTTTGTCCAGTTGTTAAGTGTGCAATTTGTGTATCTGAATATTGTTGTCCTGCACCTGTCATATTAACAACAGCGTTTGTGTTTTTAATATTAGTATAGTTATTCATTTCATTTTTAAGTGTACTATAAATCTGATTTGCAGTAATTAATGAACCTGGACTACCAACACTAGTACCTGTAATACCTATACTTACAGCACTTATTTCTGCTAAAGTATTAACCGTTCCTACAGCACCTGAAGAAGTGCCTGATATAATATCGTTTTGTATAAATCCTGTTTGACCGGCACCTGGATTAATTGTTCTTAATTTTAATACATTGCTTGAATAACTAACTACGATACCAGTTGTTGCAGTTATAGTAGAGTTAACCGTTTCACCTACTGAATAAGTTCCGGTTACACCTGTTAGTGTTAATTCAAATCCGTCAACAACACCACCAAAATCAGAAGCAGTAAATGAAGAGTGTCCTGGTAGATTATCAGTACCCCATACAATATGGTGGTCTGCTACATCTGTTACCAGTTCTTCAAATCTATCAACTATGTTTTGACTTGTTATCGGGTTGTTTAAAGTTACCATTTCGCCTCACTTTGTTTTTTTAAGTGCTTCATAAGAGATTTAGGAGCACCACATATATTATCTTGCCACGCTAATTGGTGACAATCGCCACCACAATACTTAAATACTTCACATTCAAAGCATTTAGGATTTCTTGCTACTTCACAAGCAACATTTTCTAATCTCTTAGGACTATTTATAAGTTCTACTAGAGGGTCATCTATAGTTCCAAAATTAAACTCTGGAGCTGCGTTAGGACAACCACCTATTGTGCCAGTTGCGTTAAGTGTAAATAGTTTTTGTTCACAATCTCGGCAAAATGTACCATCTTTTGTTGAACCAGTCTCAAATTTTGAATAAATTGTCTCAAAAAACTCATTATCAAACCAATCTCTTGTATTATACTCAATAGATTGTTCGTGCATTTTCAAAAACCACTTGTCTTGTTCTATATTACTAGGAAATATCTCTGGATGTAAGTTTGCATTACCATTTCCAGTCAATCTTTCTAGTGCCATTTCTTTTACACCCAAATCTTTAACCCATTTTAGTAATTCAATAGGTTCAATTCTAATTGTGTCTTTGGTTACTGATATGAATAGTTTAATATCAACACCTTCACTAATTAAAGTCTCTACATTCTTACGCCATAAGTTTGCTTGCTTCTCATTTGCAAATCTTATGTTAGGATCCCAACTAGTTCCACATCTATTTTTAAGTGGACCTTTGATAAAGTCAATATGTTCTTGTTTTAGTTTAAATGTTAAGTTAGAAGTTATGCCCATTGATTGTTGAATCCACAAATCTTTTGTGTTCTCATAGACATATTGCATTTCAGATACAGGAACTAAAAACGGTTCACCACCGTGTAGTTCTAAATGTGCTGTATCGTGTTTTTGAAAATTATATTTTCTGAAATTTTTAAGCCACTTGATAGTCTTATCTGGATTCCAGTAGACTTTAGGACCATTAGTACCTGAAGTAAAGCAATGTTTACAATTTAGATTACAGGTCTCGGTTGTTTTAAGATAAAACATCCAATTCATTATACGACCCCTATACTTAACCCCCAAGTATCTGCTTCGTTTTCAACATAATGTTTTACACCTTCTTCTATGAATATACCTTCGTCATCATATACTGGTTTAATAACACCATCTAAAGATACTTTCTTTTTGCCTTTGACAACATATAAGTAAACATCTTTATCATCTTTATGTTCTTTAAAACTAATACCTGGTTTCTGATTTACAAATAAATGAATATCTTGTCTTTTCTTTCCTGTGATATTCAATACTACTTCGTCTAAAACTTCTTTTAACCAGGCTACATCTTCTAAGCCTTCCACCTTAATAGTTTTAAATCTATCGTATTCTCTTAACCATTCGCCATAAGACATATGTTCTTTAACCTCACGGTCAAGTCCTTCGTCATCTATGTAGAATAGTTGTCTTGCTTCGTATCTATTGTGTGATTGGATTTCTTCTTTTAATCTGGAAATCCATAAAGTTGTATGTTCGTCCATAATATATCTCCTTATTTACCAACGATTGCTTCTATAACTCTCTCTTCTGTAGAATCGTCATTGACTAAACTTTTTCCAATTAATGCACCGTTTCTTGGTTCTGCTTCAGCTCTAGCACATCCTGCTTTATCGCAAGATACTAACATATCGCCTTTTCTTACAGGACCACATACTCTTACCGGTACTCTTCCTGTCATTGCAACCGTAGCTGTAGTACCTTCTAAACTGCCGTTCATAATAAAGGCAGGTTTGTCTGATTGAACACCAATAACTTTTGTACAATGATTTTCAGTACATATAGTTACCTCAGCAACACCACCTATACATAGGACGGTACCTACTGGATATTCTCTATCAGATTTATACTTTTCTGCCAAGTCAGCGTATCTCGCTTGCGTAGCAGTTGTTGTTAAAATATTTGTTGATGGATTGTAATATAAACTTGAATCTGCTTTTAGATTATTAGTACCTGAATTACTATCAACAAAAGTTAAATATCTTGTTGCGTTTTGAGTTGATTCAGAAGTTATATTTACAGCATTTGCTAATGAAGCAGTACCTGTAATAGTATTTGCAACTAAAGTATCAACCGTTAATGTTGCAGAAGCTAATCCTGAAAGTTTTGCAAGTGTAACCGTGTTATCAGCAATTTGTAAAGTACCAATAGCATTATCTGCTATCATAGTACTTGTAACCGTATTTGTATCACCATTAGTAATAACGGTACCACTAGCGTTAGGTAGTGTGATTACATTATCTTGTGTTGGTTCATCTACTCTTAAAGTTGTTTCAAATGAGTCTGCTGTTAGTCCTTCAAATAACATTGAAGCACCATTGATTGTTAATCCTGCACCAACAAGTGTACCACCGGCAGATATACCACCTGTTGTATTTAATTGTTCGTTACCAAAATCAATTGTACCACTTGCAGAAGTAATTGAAGAAGTACCAATCTGTATGTTTGCAATCTCAGCTGTTGTCGCAACATCAATTGTTGATAGACCAGTTAAGTTTGTATTTAATCCGAGTGTTAGTGTATCTGGTGATGATACCGTTGCAGTAAGACCTGTGCCACTTGCTACGGTTAATGTATTACCAGAGGCAATCGCCTGAACATTTGTTCCGTCTGTTAATGTAAAACCAGCAGCTGCAATCGCAATACTATTGATTTCGTTAACAGCACCAATTACAGAAGTTGCAGATAAAGTAGGATCCAGAGTGGCAATATCACCAAAGTCTGAGGACGCTAATGCGTTAAATTCTATTCTTAATTTATCTAAACTATCTGTACTATTTACCTGTCTTACAGCCATTATTTTTTATCCTTACACATATTTTTTATTAAACTTTTTATTTCAAAAAGTTCTGCCTTTAAAGTATTTATCTCTCTACACATTGACTTCATATTATCAACACTTGACTTTCTCATTTCTCTTCTTTTCATATACAACTCATATTCGCTTGAGTTTGTATTAATGATACCTCCGGATTCCGTATCTCTTATTAAATATTGTTCAGTTTCTACTTTTTGGAATCTTGCCATAGTATTAAATCGCTAATGCGATACCTCTCATATCTCGTAAGATTGGTGGATAACTAGAGTTAGTTCCTTTTAATACAATCTTAATTTGAAACGCAGTAAAGGCGTTCAATTGTTCTTGTGAATATTGATATTCTCTAAAATCAAAATCATCTTTAGATTTTGCAACTGAATTATCTTCAACCCCACCAGTATTGAAAGGTCTCCAGTCAATCTCTCCAATAGTTCTAACTTCATCAGCACTTGTTGTTCTAAAGTAAACTTCAACTTTAGAAGAATCTCTAACAACTTGTGTTAGTCTAATATCTAATGCAGTTGAGTTATTAATAAGTGTAACCGGTTTCGTAATATATTGAGACGCAGTTGATGAACCATTTGCAGAAGTTTCAGCAACATAGTTAGGTGTATTACCAGTAGTTGGATCGTTTAATCTATTTGCAATACAGAAAACACTACTTCTATCTAAATCAATTACTGGAGACAATTTACTACTTGTCGTTGTTAATTTCATAATAGTATAGAAAGATTTTTGTCCTGCCATTCTAGTTGTTTCATTTGGTCCAGACATAACTGCTTGTGGCGCAGTAAAGTAAATATCGTCTACTAATGTAACCGATTGTCTATTACCTTCAGCAACTAATGAATATGGTGTTTGAGAACCGTGAAGTGATTTACTAGATGTTGTTCTAATAAATGGTTCAATACCTGTACCAGGAACGGTCATAGTTTGTAGACCACCTAGGTTTAATACATCAAATTGTTTATTACCGGTAACAAGTACTCCTGTACCTCCAATATCACCATCAGTATTTGCAGTTCCTGCTGATGTAATATCAAAACTATCTAATGTTATATTAGAAATAGAATTATATGTTCCGTTTATATCTGTATGTGGAATACCATTGTGTGTACCATTAGGAACACCAGAGATAGTAACCACAGAATTTGTATCGTGTAAATTGTGATTTGGAAAGAAAACTCTAATTACACTTGAAGCGTTTGTTGTTCTTAATCCGTTTTGTCTAATATTTTGTGCCGGTAGTTCTTTACTTCCTAGATGAACCGTACCTACAACACTACTAAACTCACATCTTTTCATTGTGAATTTCATATCTTCGTTTTGTTCAGCAGTCCAAGTTGAACCGTTTTGAGATTTGAACATAACACCAGCATATGGTTGTTTAGATATTGTTCTATTAGAACCGATATTTGTTTCTCCTAATCTACCTACATACATATTGTAATCATTTGAGTTAGATAGTACCGTCATTGCATATTCAACTTTATCTTGTATGTAAATAGGCGCAGGGAATGTAAATGTTGTTTTAACTGAACCATCAATACTTGTATTTACAGAAGATGGATTCAATGAAACTTCACCAAATGGTAATACTTTACTTCCAGGATAACCATTAACCGTATTTCTAATTTGAACGGTTACAGGAATGTTTGCGTCTTTTGTTGAAAAGAATAAATCAACAGAAGATATGAATACACCACCAGGTTCATCTGTCATAAATGTTTGTGATAGTGGATCAACCCAACCAATAATTCTTGTACCTTGTCTTGTACTTGTTTGTAAAACGGTTTGTGTATCTGTAACCGTTTGTTGTACACCTCTAAATTCTCTTGTAGAAACAATTGTGTCTCTAACGGTATTTAATAATCCTCTTGCAATATATTCAGCATTAGCCGCAGTAGCAACAGCAGCTGCGTCTGTAGAGTTAGTAGAAGAAGAAGTTAATCTAAATGTTCTTTCTCCAGTTCTCCATCTAGGATTTGTATCTACTTTAGGATCCGGTATTGTGAAAACTCCTTCAACAGAACCTGAACCGTCAGTAATTAAGTTACCTCCAACTGAACCACCATCTGGTGTACAATAAGAAGCAATATTTACATTATCAAAGAATGGAAATACTCTTGTATTTGGTTTTAATCTTGTAGCTTTAAATGCAACATCACGGCTTCTGATAAATGGTACAAATGCAACACTAACAACTCTATCTCCCATAGATGTTCTTATCGTTTGAGGTACGGCAGTTGTTGTAATACCTGACCTACTTTGGTTAACTTGGTTGATAGAAGTAATTTCTGTTCTTTGTACAACAGCACGACCACTTCTAAATGTTCCACCTGAAGCTGTAGTTGAAGATGTTAATGCTCTTCCAGTCCAGTTAGTTTGCCATTCATTCCATACCGTTCCAAGTGAGATTTCATTTTGATTTGTGATACCACTTTGTCTTTGTAATTGGTCCCACGCACCTGTATTTGAGTTAACTACTAAATCAGGAGTTCTTTGTGTTTCTCTCCATTCATCACTTGATGGTGTTAAATCTATTGTTCCCATCCAACTGAAAATTGCAAATGGGTTAACATTAATTGCTTTAGAAGCAAAAGGTTGATTTATTAAATCTACTTCTGTATATGGTAAAGTTAATACATCACCAGTTTTTTGGTAGTTTGCAGCTGCTCTATCAGTAGCAACTAGTGCTGTACCATCTTCGTCAATCTCTTCTAGTTTTACAGCGTCTTGGTTAAACAAAGGTCTTAATTCACCTTTTGCATAATCAATAGAACATCTGTATGAACCGTTGGTTACTTCACCGATACCGTGACCGTTAAAGTTATCTACAACAAATCCATTTTTAAATCTATCAAAACCATCAGCGTCTTGTATCTGTAAAGATTGAGCCGCACTTTCTAATAAAGACAATTGAGTGTAATATTCAATTCTATCAATTTTCTTATCAATGGCACCAATATCTCTCATTGTATATCTTCTATTTTCTACCGTCTCATATGATACATCATCTGGAGACAATGTATAAGGTGGTAAAGAAATAGTGTATAGGTGCATTGCGTTATCAATAGAACCTGGTTCTTGTGGTATACTATCTTCAGCACCTTTAAGTACTTCAAAAGTACCTTCTTTATTTAAGAATAATTTATCAACTCTTCCTTTGTAAAATTCGTGGTCTGTGGTTACATTTGTTTTAAACTTAACAACTTCAATTGAAGCTGTTGCAGGATAAGTTCTATCTTGTGTACCAGAGTTAATTGTACTTGCGTCAGCTACTCTAGGTCTAAAGTCTAATGTGTCTCTTAATTCATAAGTTTCTCCTGATGTATCAGAAGTATAACTAGGTATATCTTCGTAATTAATAATACCTGAATAACTATCTACACTAAAGAAGTCACCAGAACCGTGTGTAAAGTAATTAAATGTAATTAATAATTGTCCTGTTGGAGCTAAACTATTTTCTTTTCTAACTATTCTTGCAATATCATAGAAGTTATCTCTTTGTCCACTATCAAGTGTAAATCTATCTGTAATGTCTGTATCACTTGCAGTAGGTGTAGTACTAAAGTCAGCAGCCATTTTAACAGATACTAATTGATATCCGTCAGCAACACCTAATGAGATATGATTTGCAGTTGCAGCTCCTGAAGTTGTAATAGTTGTTGTTGCGTTTGATACTAAATTTTTTGATTTTTCGTTTTGTGCAGATTTAGATATAGTCGCAATAATTTTTACTTCGTGGTCAGAATGATTAGAACCAAAATCTAAAGTTAATGAACGACCTACTGGAGAACCACCTAATGTGAAACAAGCAACACCTTCGTGGTTATTACCTGTTGTAGATAGTCTGTCACCTGCTGTACCTGCAGAAGATGAACCACCTGCTGACATAATAGTTACCGAATAATCTAATTCTTGTTGGGCAACAAAAGTTTCACCTGTGTTTGCAGTAATTGTAATATCACCAGTTGAAGATAAAGAACCTACAAATGTTTTTCTTACAACAAATGATGTATCAGAAATACCAGAGTTGTCTGTTGTTTTTAATGTTTTAATTGTTGAGTAAGGTAAAGAGAACAATGAAATGTTTTTACTTGCGTCTTGTAATTTTCCTCTTCTTCTTATAATCAATGAGTTTGAAACGGCAGTTGTAGAAATTGCACTATCAAGTCTAATTGAAGATGAATTGATAATGTTAATTACCGTTCTAGTTAAAATAGTACCAGCCGTTGTCGCAAACTGAACACTATCTCCTACTTTTAATTCTGTTAAAAATTGCGTATTGAAACCGGTTACATCAGAAGATGAAGCACTAATGGAAATATTACCAGATAATGTTTTATTTTCTCCGTATGTTCCAGATAAATCAGCTTGAGAAGTATATACTGGACTTCCTGCCATTGTAATTTCTTTTACATCACTTGAACCGTAATGTGTAAAACCTAGATTACCAAATACATTTGCTTTTACTACAGCAGTATTAGATGAAGTACCACCAGTGATTGTTTCACCTGGTATAAATTCACCTTGTACACTTGATAATACTACACAAGATGTTGAGATAGTACCACCGGCACCTGCACCAGAATGTCCTGTACCATCAACGGCAACATCATCAGCGTCATACAATTCAAATTCTCTTTTTGCAACACCACCAATTTTTTGTCTTACATAGTAAACATTGTCATTTAATTCTACTTGCGTAGCGACACCTGCTATCGTAATTGCGTCACCATCAGAAAGTTCTACATCAGCAGATAATGTAATCTCTACTGGATTTGCTGCTGTTGATGAAGTGATTGCAGCTGTTGTGTTTGTTGAAACACTTTCTTTAATACCGTTAGCACCTGAAGTAGTACCAGTGATTGTTTCACCAGTTGTAAATGCTACATTTGTTGGAATTTTTATATGACTAAACATTTCTACATCAAACAAATAATGTTTGAATATATTACTTGAAGAAGGAGATATATTTGACGCAGTTGAAATACCAGCACCTGTCGTTGCGTTAAATTCATAACCTTTAGATTTTGCACGACCAATGTCTTTTACTTTGTTTTCAACATTTGTTGATATATTACCAGCAGTATATGCCTCACTAGCAAGTTTTAATTGTAATCCTTTAAACGCTTCTGTCTTACCGGTTACAAAGTTAATGTCTGGAGAGTTATAAGCGTTTGATACATTGATGAAGTTACCAACATCAAAGATAGTATTGAAACCATTTTCAGTTCCAGTACTTTTTGGTTTATCAACAGGAACAAAAGTTGTTCCAATTTTATCAACTTCATAACCTTTTACATATGCTTTACCAGGAGATAAACCTAATGCAAGTTTGTTAGCGTCACCACCAGCGGCAGCAGTAAAGATACCTCTATTACCAGTAGTATTATCTAAATGTTCTCTAATATCTAAATCAAATGGTCTGATTGTGTAATCACCACTTTCGTCAGCAGTTCTTCTTGCTAATGTGTCTTCCAAAATAGAGTATTCAGTTGTTCTAACCCTATTTTGGAGAGTACCGTTATCTAGTCTTAATAACTCTATGAAGCTTGAATCTTCAACGGAAGTGTTTGTAAGTTTAGATAGCGTTAAATCTACTTTAAATCTGTGAGCACCTGGAGCATTTGCGTTTGATGAACCAGCTGCATTGTCTACAAGTGAAGGATCTAAATTAGGGGTTACAAAACTTTCAGTAACCGTTAGACCTACTCTATAAGATGGTGTGTTTGTATACTTGTCTAATACAATTGTTTGTTTTGCAACATTAACAGCATAACCATTAATGTAGTAAGTACCAGAAGCAATTGAAGCAGCAGAACCAGTTTCAGCAGTTGTAACCACTCCACTAATATTTGTACTTCCATTAAATACACCTAAAATTGTTTCACCAGCAACAAAGTCTGGTGTTTGATTTCCAGTTCCTGTTTTAGTATATTTTACATAAAGAGTTGCAGGGTCAGTAGAAGTTGCAACATCTGAATTAATTACTTTTGCAACAACACCAGATGTTTGACCGGTTACTTCTAATCCAACAAAGTCTGCTAGAGTAGTTGTACCTGTAAATGATGTTAACTGAATCGCATAGTATTCCAAGTCGTAAGTAATCTCACCAGGAATCATTTGAGCACCTTGCTCAAAGATATGGTTACCCATTTTTTCAAATTGGTTTTGTAATATAGTTTGCGATTGTGTTAGTTCTCTAGCCTGTACAGCAAATGCTGGTCTAAACAATATTCTATGAAAGTTTTTATCTTCCAAGAAATCGTCATAGTACGGCGAGAGGTTAAAGTCAGTTGGACTTGGCATTTATTTTCCTCTTTAAAATTCTATGATTAACTTAACATTCTCCGTTTGGTCAACACTTCTGTTAACCGGTGCTCTATTCTCAATGTACATTACATCGCCAGAGTCCTGGTCAAGTTCAGAAGTTGCATAACCAGAAACTAAAGAAACATTATTAACCGTTTCAGTATTACCAGTTGGTGTTCCTGTTGCACTTGAAGTAGAACCTGTAATAACATTTATTCCACTAAATTCAGTTCCGTCTCCATTTGCGTCAACACCTTCACTATTATATCTTGTTTGTGTGTAGTATAACATATTATTTGCAGTATCAAATGATACTACTTTACCTACAGCACCTGTATTCGTTTGTGTGATTATTTCGTCTGATTGAAATGTACCAGCACCTGCGTCTAATCTAATTGCTTTTGTTGCTCTTAATGTTGGTGTAGAAGAAGGAGAACCAGCAGATTTAGGATCTCTAATTAATGCAACTCTTCTAAAATCGTTGGCAGTTGTAAAGTCACCAGAGTTTGCTGTTTCAGCACCTTCAAATGAAGTATTAAGAATTACAAAGAAACCACCTAGTTCTTCGTGTGGGTCAAATCCGTGACCACCTTTTGGACCAATAATGCAATCTAGTTCAGCACCAGTTAATGCACCACCAGAGGCAGCATTAATATCTGATACTCTTACATTTGCAAAAGTATATCCTAATGGTGTTCCTGTTGGAACAACAGAAGTAACCGAACCACTTGAAATTGTAACCGTACAAGTTCCGTTAGCACCGTCACCTCTAATAGGAATATTAGTAAATGTTCCTGCAGTACCACCAGTACCAGGAGTTTTAATTTTGATAATATCTATAGAACCGTCTTTAGCATTTGTCGTTGTTGTACTATTTGTTGAGATACCCATAAAGTCTGTTGATAAAAAGTTTGCTTGTTGAGCAGCAGACATAGTGTACATATATTTCCACTTGTAACCATCAGAAGTTTCTAAAATAAGAATAGAAGCGCCAGTAGGTTCTATCGTTGATGGTGTATTATTATCGTTATCTAAACATTTGTAAACTTCAAAGTTGGAATTAAGAACATAGAAGTTTGCGTCATATAAATTCGTTG